TTACTGGTGCTCCAGCACAATTTTTTTGATAATTAATAGCAAAAGGGTCTGTACAACCTAATATGTTTTCAACACAACTATTACAATCTGTTTCTACTACAGTTAATGGGTCACCACCTATCGCATGTAGATTTAAATCTGTATAATTAATAGTTGTACCACCTGGATGTGAATTACCGTCACCATCCACAAAAGCTGTTGGGCAGGTAACTTGTCCTGTGTTCCAAGTAGTTTCATCAACAATATCTATAATTTCAATACAACCATCTATTACACCAGGACTTCCAATTCCAGCAACAATTAACCATTGTGCTCCAGGAAAACCTGTGTTATAATTTATATTTGGTAGTGCNTTATAATACTCTCCCTGAGCACAATTTCCATTAGGACATGTTGGTGAAACAGTACATGGTTGGGTACTTCCGTAACCAGCACAACCATTATAGTTTCCATTAATATTACCATTATTAAGATTTAGTTCATTCCAATCTACGAATAATGAATTTTCCATAGCAAAACAACCTATGGTTTGATTAATAACCGGACAACATTGTCCAAATGGACAACCTGGGTCTTGAGTTGTACCAAGAACAACTCTACCCACTATACCTACTTTTGCACCTATACCATTATTAACTGGTGCAACAGCGTTAGGCCCTTCACTGTTAAACTCTACAAAATTCCATGGTGCTGTATTTGGCATATCTTATATTTTTTTTATTTTATCCATCACAAGGTGCCCAACATGACCCTGAGGTTAATTTTGAATCTGCTGGATTCAAAGGTGGTGTTACATTAATTAATGGTGGTACGTTACACATAAATGCTGTACACGGATGGTCGCCAAGTGGATTAGTTGATAAATTTTCACATACTGAGATATCTCCTGCTGTACTACAATCAAAAATACCAATCCAAGGACCAGAGAGAAGATTAAAGGTTCCATTATCTTGACATACCGGAGCGGGGTCGTAAAAGTATTTAAACTGATTATCTCCAGCATTTTGGGAACCTGCATATGGGAAAGATATGACCACATCATAAAATAAGTATGGGTATAATGGGTCATAATATGTAAATGGCCATTGTGAACTAGGATTAGCGTCACATGGACCACACCCTTGACCACATTGTGTGACTAAAGAACTATTACAAGCAACGTCATCAGAACCACCACACCCTGAATTTGATAAGATACTATCCATAGTCGTATAATTAATAGCTGTACCACCTAAAGCTACGTGAGAAGGATTTACGGGGTCAGGTGATGAAATAATAAAAATTTGTGTACAAGTACCACCTATACAGATATACGCATTTTCTTCTTCACAATTAGCGTCACAACCTTGAACATCCACTGGTGGTGGGATTGGGGTGCTAAATGGAGCTGTACCTTGGCCAGGTAAATCAATATTTGGAGCACAATAAGTTCCTTGTGTAGTACCTACAGAATCATATTGGGTGCAAACCCCAGTAACGTCATCACAAGCCCAAGATAAACAATTTTGTTCACAATCTAATTTGTTTTCAAAACCTCCTGAAACACCAGAATTTATCATACTAATACAATATTGGCCCCCATAAGCAGTTCCACCTAAAGGCACTTGTACCCCTTCTATTGTCATATTACACATACAAAACCATTCAGGGACATTATTTAAACAATCTACTTGACAATCACCAAGTGTTGCATGGGCCACACCTGTTGTAGCATTACCAGGTACAGGTCCTGGTGTACCAGGTGGTGTACCCGTACGTTGAACACCTACACAATTATTAGTACCACTTTGGTCTACACAATACCAATCAAAAATTGTTGTAGACCCACCACAATTATCATTACAAGTAACTAAATCAGGGTAGAACCCAACTGGTGTTGGTTGACAACTAGAACTATTTGTAACACTATCAAAAACACAATTATACCTAGTATTAGTTGTAGTACAAGTCCCTGCGAGTACAGCAGCTTGACATAACGCTAAAGCTGTTGGTCCAGAGTAGGTTGCAACTGCCCAACCAGGAGCTAATGGTGAAACTTGTACACAAGCTCCTTCATCACATTCATAATGCATATCAGGACCAGTTGTTGGTACGCAAGGATTATTAACACAATCGTTTAAAGCGTTAGCTGTAGTTTGTGGACTACCCACAAATGTAGCATTAGTATAGTAAGTACTTGTAGGTGAAATTAACACACATGTACCATCTATACAATTATATCTTGATGGTAATTGGTCTTCAATAGCACACGACCCTTGACATATTCTCCAAGTAGTTGAGTTTACATCTAGTAGGTCTGGTGGGTTACCCCCTGAAATTATAATACTAATAGCAAAATAACAACAACCATCATAAAAAACATAATCTCCTGGTTCATAGTCTTCATTAACATCCCAAAGACCCCTATCAATACTAACACTTTGTGTTACATAAGAGGAAGTTGAGTAGTATATCTGATTGGTGTTACAAATGTCACAGGCTCCTTGTAGTGAGTAACCACATTGTCTAGTTAAAAAATCGTCAATACTCATCCCAAACCCTTGTGTTTGGAAAATGGTTTCACCATTTATGTGGTCAAACATCTGGAATACTTCGGTACCGTTTGTAATCGTATACGCTGTTCCTGTAGGTGTTACCGCATCTATTTGACCTTGTAAACTATCCACATAAGTACCATCTGGTAGTAATGATTGTCCAGCTACACTTACTGTGTTTCCTATAACATAACCAGGTGGTAATCCCGGTGAAAATGCGTTATTGTAAGACTGTAAAGAAGGTAACATACTAGATGTAACTCCTTGTACTGGATAAGGTGTTGAACCGTAATTGGATGTTAGGTATCCATGTATATCCAAACCGCTATCCATAGGCCCCCAATCAGAAGTTTCATAATCCATACTAACTGGTGTTGTGAATCCTGGGGGTACAAACGTATATGTTTGTCCAGTGTTAGCGACACCAGCCCATAAGGCTGCTCCTGTTTGAAATGGGATAGCTACTTGGTGTGATACTGAACTAGTCCCCCAAGGTCCTACCATTCTAACATTAACTGTGTATACACCTGGACCCACACCACTATAATCATGAACAACAGTGTCTAATGGTGCTGTTATAACATCTGGAACACTTAAAGGGTCACCCCAATCTACCGTATATTGTATATTTTCTAAAAATTTAAAAAATCTAAATTCTGTACTATTGGTTAAACTAACTAGAAATGGGTTGATTGGGTCACCTACTACAACAAAATTAGAAAAGGTGTCTTGTTGTTCCATTTCACCATCCCACATAGAATAATGACCAATATCATTTAAGTCTTGGTCTAGTAATATTGTTAACTGTGAATTATTACTATTTCTACCTGTTCTGTTACAACATTTACACCAATTATTTGGGTCGGTGAATGTATTACTTGTTTTTTTTGGTTTTAACGGAAAACCTGTTTCTGTAAAGGCTTTTTGTTTAGATTTTTGTACTCTTTCTTCACAACTAAGACAATGTTCATTTTGTTTTTCAAAGTCTAAAGTATAAAATTCTTCACAATCATCTAGGATTAACCCACAACAATTTGTATTATTATCAGGACAACAAACATTTAAAGAACCACTATAACAATCTAAACAAGCATCTATTACAGCTTGTGCATTACCTAAATCATTACAAGTTTGACAATCTGGTGAAATTGGAACTGGCGTTACTGGGGCAGTCCTTCTAACCCCAACTAGTTTTTTATCTTCACAGGGTTTTGTCCATTTACCTGGTATATTACCAGTCCATATTTTATATCTATAAATTTCCATTATGGGTTTATGTATTCATAAAATTTTACAGGTGTAGAAAAATCTCCACCTACTTGAGGACCCAAACCACTATTAGCACTATATAAATTTATATCATACTCATTAAACATATAAGTAAATTTTATTGGGTCAAAAGTTAACTGATAGTAATAATATTCCGGAACACTTAAATTATAAGTGTTTAATGGTTGTATCTTATTTACAAACTTATGTATTTTTCCTGTTTCAGCATTAAAAAACTTACACGACATGTAAAATACATTTTTACTTACCAACTCCCTATTTTTTAACCATTGTATAAAATAATTTTCAGTATTTTTACCAATGGATGCAAATTCAAACCTAGATGATTCTAGTTTATTATAATAATATGGTGGACCATCATAAACACCATCTTGTAAATCTTCTATTTCTTTATCTCTATAAGCTAATGGGTCGTAATTAATTGAGGTTTCATCGTTAGATATTTGTAATAATGAAGAATATAACCCTGTTTCAGTAAAACTTTTTCCATTGTTAGCAGGATTTATTATAGAAAAATACAACCTCTGTCTCTGTGGGTCTGGTGTGTCATAAAAATCAAATTTAAAAAAACTTCTAGTAAAATTACTTTTTCTATCTACAATATCTGGATGACTTATTCCAACAACTGAATAATCCGGGATATAATCTAGCGGGTCAGCTGTTGGTGTTGAAACCATGCTAAATTGCATATCGTAAAATATGTGTTTTTCCGGGTGTTCAGTTTTTGGTGAATATCTAGTAGTCTCAAAGTCTTGTGTGATATTAACATTATCCTGCATTTCTGACCTTTCATACAATTTAATTAATTGTTCTCTACCTAAAGACTCATCAAAATCATTAGCTATAGGTAGTGTAACTTTTTTATCAGTTTCACTTCTTAATATTCTTATTCTATTCACAGTCATCTAGAGGTAATCTTACGTAAGGTGGTGTTAGATAATCTTTATCGATTATTATTGGGTTTATTTTAAAATTTATATTAGTGTATGGGTAATGTGCTCCATTTACAAAGGGATAGTCCACACCATTAGTTTCAGATTCATAAAAACCTATGGGTAACATTTCTCTCCACCTAAATTGGTTTTCAAACATAGAATACGTAGCGTACTGAGATACAAATTCAAAATTGTCGTGAACAGAAGGTGCTTCTGATAATTTCCTAATTGGTATCCTGTTATGTGGTTGGTAGTAGTACCCACCTTGTATTTCATTAAAACTATCACCAACTAATCCTGAATCATAAAAAGAAAACCCGTCAGTTAGTGTGTCGTTATATGTTAGTTTATGATAAACTTCCGAAATTATTCTTTCACCTATATCCCATATATTATATTCAACAAAAGCACCAGTAAACGTATCACCACTTTGTGGTAAATTCCAAGGTGTTGTAAGATTTGGTTCTATATTATTATTTGGGTAAGGGTCGACTATACCTGTAGGTTTAAAGTTCCAGTCCCAACCAATACCAACAGGACTACCATTTTTAGTTTTCCAAATTCTAGTTTCGTTAACGGCAAAAATACTTAAATATAAATCTAAAATAGGTCTTCCCAAATTATCAGAATAATCACTAACATCTAAATCGTTATTAAAATTCCACAAATATGATTTATATTCACTTTTAGTAACTATATGTTGTAAACCTAAAGTTGGTGCGTCTTCATCCCTAAAGTTTTTTTCTCTTTTAGAAAAAATACCAAACTCAAAACCAGTTCTATCTAAAACATCGTCTGTTGGTTTTGTTAAAATTTTGTGTGAGTGTACATAATAACTAGATAGTGTTTCACTAACATTACTTGGGTCTATTAATCTTTTAAACACACCAAAATCATTATTTGTAACTGTTATAGTTGAGTCTTGTAGTAATACTGTAAATACTTTTTCTTCACTACCTAGAGTTTCGTCACCTAATGAAAATACGGACAATGTTGTTTTACCATTTACTGTAGTTACCAAACTAACCCCACCTATTGTAGCTATTGAAGGTGATGTTTGTAAAACCACATACTCACCCTCATTTAATCCGTGATTTACTGGACAGATAAACTTTACACCACTTTTACCTTGTATCTTAACATTTTCAACAAAAAACGGTACACCATCACCAGATTGGTATGTTAGTCCGGAATAACTAACTGTTCCACTATCATCTTTTGATGAAACTGTATATTCCATTGGGTGGTCTGACACACTACTATCTATATAAGATTCATATATTACCCAATTATCTTTTCTTGCTTTTATTTCTTGGAAATTGTGTGCCGAAGTTAATGCTGTATATGGTATAAAATCAAAAAAACTACTTGATGGGTACCCACAAGCAGCTGTAGACGCAGAAGGTATTATTGGGTCATAGTATAGATGGTTAGAAACAAATAGTGGGTCATAACTACAACCAGAAATTACATTGTCATATAAAACATTTATTTTACCATATAACCTATAAAGATAACTTTCTTCTCGTTCTCTTATATATTGGTCTGCTAAATTTAATACTAAATTCCTTTCACCCTCAATTAAAGTTCTGTTAGTGGATTCTAAAGTATACGGGACTCTTAAATTTTTATCCTGTGCACCAATGTATTTTTGGGAACCTCTTACTATATGTAAATTTTCTTGATATCTCATTATAGTACTACGTAATCATCTGAGCTTTCTTTAACTAATGGAACATACTTTTTAACAAATGTATCATAAGAAGTTGCTCCAGGTATTAAACCAAAATAATAATGGTACCCCATACCTAAAGATAATCTAGTCTGTGTTTGGTTTGGTGTTATTGGTGTTGTTGGTAAAGCTGTACCAGTATTTGTTTGCCATGTAAATATATCTTGTATATTACCAAAAGCTATGTCATTTTCATGTGTTGCCCAATCCCCGTCACGCCATTGAGTATTACCATACCCACCACCGTTTTTATCCCAAGGAAAAAATGGTACTATTTGAGATGTATTGTTGTTAACTTCGACAATACACTCTCTAATGTGTTCAGCTGAAGGATTTACAGTATCACCACTACTTAATTGTACTGTCATTTCAACACTATCGTCTGAAGAACCCCCAAAACCTGGTACACTTACTGACCTATTTATCCAAGCTGCTTCTCCTTCAAATTGCCATCCAAGTTGCCAAGTTGCACTAGTCGGACTTATTGTTGCTGTAGAAGGCCAACTGCTATCCCACATAGTAGCACCGTTAGCCCATGTGTTTCCACCAGCTGGTGGGTAATCCCAACCCATATTATCCGCTGTATATCTTGTAGCTGGGTCACAATCTGGTGGGTTACACTGTACAGCAAAATAATTTATTTCAGCTGTATCTGGTGTTTCATATTCTACCACACCTATTTCATTAAATTGTGATAGTATGGAAGCCATACCACCATTAAGTTCTCTTCTTCTCCCTGGTTGTCCCCAACTTTCATTTCTGTTAAATGGTGTTCTTAAATTTATTAAATCAAAAGCACTATTATTGTAGTTAACTATTTCATTTATAGAGTCAAACAAAAAATCACCCGCACCATTAAATGTGGTGCTACCTATGTTAGGTGCAACAGCACAACCTTCACTAGACCCACCAGTGTTAGTACATATTTCACCTATATTTGTTTTTACTGGCCCTAAATCCATTATTGTTGTTGGCCAATGTAGATTTCTGTTATTTGCTCCGGCAGCCTTTTCCTGTCCTAAAGCCGCAGCGTACCCTATTGGTCCACCTATTAAAAATCCAACTAATGGTGGTATACTAGCATCGAAGAAAGGACTACCACGAAACACACCAGTTCCTGTGGCAAAATCATAACTGTAAGGTGTACATCTGTAATAATATTGTTGGTCATTTGTATGGAAGTACACTATTTCGTCACAATGTTGTGACCTATACTTACCCTCTATTTGACTAGGTCTAATTTTAGCTCTGAACTGGAATGCGTACAATACACCACCAACATAATTATTTGACCAAAAATAATTCATTAAACCATCACACATGGACCTAAATAAGTTTTCTCTTTTTCTCCAATCTATAATCATAGCTACTTTTGTAGGTTCTGAACTAAAAATACTTGATATGGCACTAAAAATATTGTCCCAGTCAATACTATAACAACCCTGGTCTAAAGCTTTATCATCGTTTGTTGGTGAACTACACTCTAAGTAATCATTATCGTCATCTCCTTCGTCATCACAACCCACCAACCCACCACAACAATCTGGATTTGCACTACCATTTACACCACTAGTATAACAACCACATTTATCACATTCTGGATATTTTGTTAATCTTAAAAATAAACAACCAAATATATCATTACAGGAAATGCCCAAACCACTTATTTGATTACATGGACAAGTTCCACAATTACAATTTTTCTTCCTTTTGGACCTACTCCAAAAATAAATCACATTACAAAGAACGCATATAATAACCATTATTATACCATAAATAATATCAATTATAATCATAATTATAGCAACTATGGTACACACTAGAACCATAACAAAATATAACATGGTATATATCCCTTGTAAAAATCTTGTAACAAATTGATTCATTACAATTGCAAAATTAACATTTTTGTTAGCTGAGTTCGTTGGAAATGGTGCTGCTTGTCCAGCACAACTATCTTCTTGTCTTGGTGATATTTCTTTTACCCCTATAAAAGCATCTTTAGCTCTATGTTTCCAATGGTTATGGAACGAAGTTAATGTATATACTTTAGAGTATTCAAATTCATAAAAAACATCATTACATGATAATATATCACCACTGTCAATAGCAGCCTCCGCATAATCAAAATACTTTACAGAAAAAGCATAACTTTTTTGGTCTACTAGTGTGGTTTGTGGTGGGTTCACACCTAAAATATTATATGGAAATGTATTGGTAAAATCGACACCCTCCCTTGAGTGTTCTTTAATTTGAGGAACCAAAAAAGCCCCTCGTTTTCTTTGTCTTGCTGTACCCGTTGTCTCTAAAGGTTTAATTCTAAATCTATATTTACCTTTTGTTGGTACTCCTATTCCTGGTTTTTTAGATATTTCTTGTTCACCAAATTCATTGGTTATCACATATTCTAAATTCATAGGTACATTAACTAAAAAAGCACCGTTTTCATCTATCGTATAACCACCATTAATATCAAATCTTTCTAAAACAGGGACTAATTCAGTTTTTCCTGGGTTATTTGTATAACCACTAGGTCTGACATCTTCTTTAAAAAATGGTGTCCACCTTATAGACTCCAAACTTCCTTGTGCTGGAGATAAATTACATAGTTCACCCATATCCCTTTTAGGTTTACAGTTTTTATTAACTGAAGACCTTTCTGTATCAGTAACTAATGAACCCATAAACACTGCTGTGGGTTTTATCTCCACACTTCCAGATTCTCTTAAGTCAAAATCAGCTCTAGTTATGGTTGCCCCACAACCAGAGTCTTTATCACCCCATAAAGGTTTTACATCTATAGATTTTGACAACATAACTACTTGTGGTAAAGCGTCTAAGTTCGAATTTGTGTTAAATTCTGCACCATTAAAAGAGGACTCTGGTTCTCCTTGTAATTTAAAATCTTCTGGGACCATTGAGAAACATCCGATGTCAGATAAGTCAACATTCATAACTAAAGTATGTTCGCCTAAAGGCACCCCATAAATCATAAAGTCACCAGCATCGTTTGTTTTGGCTGTATATTTGTAGTATTTGTTATATACGTAAGAAACTTCTTGGTTGAGTAATGCGTTATCTATAGATGGGAAACTACCCGTAGATTGGTGTCCATTATAGTTTGGGACACTAGATAATAGGTTATACCTATAACCCTCTTCATTTCTATAATTTTGTGTTTTATAAGGGTATAAACCACTTATTACTGGATTTTCTTCGTCTTTTTCATCTAAAGGTATAAACACGGATACTTTAGCGTTTGGTAATCCAAAACCACCATTAACCACAACCCTACCAACCACAACACCAAAATCAGAACAATCTTTTGGGTAAACATCTGTTTGATGTAACCTTAAACTCAGTATCTCCAATAAATCAAAATCTTGATTTAAATCTAAAGTGATTTCTTTATCTACACCGATTTCGGTTCTAACTCTTAAACTTTTTACCATTGCGTGGGTTTATATCATAAATAGTTGTTATTGCAAAACTAAGAATAGGTTTAGGATTAAATTATGTAAATAATTATGAAAAGTTTGGTCTGTTAATTTGTTTAACCCGTACACGTATATCAATATCTGGATATCTTACCTGTGGCATTTCGTCCGGTTGGAAGAATAGTGTTTGGTCTACTACACCAATTTGGTATGTTGAGCTAATTGTGGAACCTGAAACTAGTGGTTGTGAAGTCATAGAGTTTGAGTATGTCCCACCTATTTCATTGTACACTCTAATATCTATAACATTTAAAACCCCCGGTTGTTCAGATACTCTAGCATAAAGATTACTAAGACTAATTGTTTCACCCAATTCATGAGAATCTATATCAAAAAAGTTTTTCACAGATTCAATTACATTAGAAACAACTTGTCCTTGGTTTACATCTGTAGTTATTACTAGGTCTAAATCTAAACTTAAATCAATTACTTTACCAGAAGAAATTTCTATATAATCATTTAACATCCTATAATTAGACAAGTATTCTGATACATTATTTTTTAAGGTAGAACTTACATTTGATGTCAAGGTTCCTTCTGGTGAATAAGATAACAGACTAAGTTTTACTTTGTTTTCTATTTCGGTAACACCAACTTTTGCCGCTGCACCAAAATGAGCAGGCATAGTCCTTATCCTTGCTATGTAATCGTTTATGGTCACAGCTCTATTTTGTGCTGCAAAATTAAAAGTAACATAATTTCTAACTTCTTCGGTTGACATTTGGTCGTCCCCACCCAAAGCTGATGTTACATTTGTAACCTGTAAACTATTAGAAACACTGTTATTAATTAAAGATACTGGACCGGAAACTACAAAATCTATAAGACCTAATGAATTTATCGCACCAGCCCCTAAATTAGACGCTTTACCCCCACCCACCCTGTACTGTATAAATAAAGTACTGTTTGGTTTAGGTATTGTACCTAAGGAAATGTTATTTATAAATTTATTTAGATTTAATTTAACTCCGTACTTTGAAAATTCGTCTAGTAGGTTTTGTGAATTATTATTACCACTACCAAAAGTTAAAAAAAAGAAACCTTCAGGTGTAAACTCAGTTATAAATTTATTATCTGTCCTTATATACTTACCAATTTTTAAACCAGGGTCATCAGCTGGTGTTGATTCATCTATTTCAAAAACTTCTGATTCGGCCAATGCGTGCATTTCATACCATTTAGATTCTCTAGCGGTGATAAATTCTAAAGATGATGGTAAATTTGTATAACCTAAACCTTCTTTTTGTATTACAGAAGTAACACCAAGTACATTTCTTTCTGGTAAAAATAATTTTAAAAATGGTTTACTATCTATATCAGTAATTTCTTTTTTAAACACTTTAGTAACACCATTTACAACAACTTCTCTTTTAGTAATTGTATAGTTTTGAATTATCCCATTTGAATTGTAGTTTGGTACTTTAGTCCTATTTACGGCACCTTCTATATTGTATTGGGATGAAAAATCACAATCATTAACCAACTCAAATACCTGACCACCCCCTCTTACCTGAGCTCCTCTCCTTAAAAAACCTAAATACCTACTGTCTTCTTTATCTCCTCTAGCTGGTACTACTATAGAAAAATCACATAATGTTATAGATGGTCTATTTCCCGGTATTTTAAGACCGTAAGTTCTAGCTATATTAAAAATGGAACTTCTTTCCTGTGCGTAACCTAAAACAGTTTCTTGTAATGACCTATCAATACTAAAATGTAAATTATCAGCCACAGCAGCATTTAAATCTAAAAATACTGAAAATATAGAAGCGTCATTAGAATTTTTAATTAAATCTGGGTAATATATATTTGTTAGTCTAAGTAATTCATTTCTTAAACCTAGGAAATCCCTTTCTGTGTAAGCTATTTTTTTTTCTGCCATATTATAAATTTATAATTATAAAATCTCTCGTACCAAATACATCATCTTTTATACTATAATCTATAAAAATTTTAGTAGTATATTCTTCGGTACCATCACCAGCTACCCTATATATTCTATCATCTAAGTCAGTATCTAAGGTACTGTCATTAGACATCAATGATGGGTGGTTGGATGAATTATTTTTTCTTTCTTCCTCTCTTACGTCTTCCAAATTTTGTAATTTTATTTCATTAACTATTATATTTGGTATATATTTTTGAATAACGTCTCTGAGTTCTGAATCAATAGCTTGGAATGTTGTACTGTCTAGTGGTTCAAAAATATACTCATATAGTCTTGTACCAAAATCTGGTAAAAAGTATCTAGACCCCTTCCTTGTTAATATAAGGTGTATTAAATCAGCTTTTGTCTCTTCCGCGACAGTAGTTGTTGTTTTTAAAAAAAACCCACTATCACTGTCTTGGAATGGAAAAGCTATACCGTATCTTTCTCTAGCTATTGTCATATTAAATAAATACTATGGTTTATATTATCTATTAACTCTTTGGAACATTCCGTTTAGAATTTCTTCTATTGCTGAGATTACCGCATATTGGTCCCCACCCCAGTTTGACTTATGACGTTCAATAAGTCTTTCAACGATATGTTTCACATCTTTATCTAACAATTCCCATTTTTTGTCGTCTTGGGGTTGCCAATATGAATCTTCTCTTAATATTTTTTTAATTAGGTCTTTCATCATTATTATAAATATTACTTCTAAGTTCTTTATTTAACTTAAGGTGTGGTGGTGAAAAAGGGCAGTGTTTACACCCATTACCACAACAACTACCTCTTTTTTTATGATATTGTTCAGTCATAACCATAGTACCGTTTTTCCAATAAAAATCTTCTGGTTGTAGTTTTGGTTTAACAAATTCTTTATAATGTAATTCACTAATCCAATCATCATTTCTTTTCATCTCTAACCTCTTTTACTTATTTTTTAATAAACCTATATATCGTTTAATTCTTTTTCTTTTTCTAAAGATTTTAAATCTACATCTATCTCACATTGCCCACCAGAACAAGCTAACTCACCGGACAAATCAGTGTTGTCATCTAATTCTATAACCCTACTTAAATCAATATCTGTTAACGATTTCATCATTTGGTTATATTTTTCCTCGGTAATATCTTCGAATGGAGCTTGTGTGTATGTACCCCCATTATATGGCAAAACAGACAATCCGTTATAATGTTTTCTATTTTCCCACATCCATTCTCCGGCTGCATCCCATTCATGGTCTCTTAATGAAATTGTTGCGGAAACGTTATGTGAGTTTGAACCTTTTCTATGTCCACTTCTAACCCATTCTTTCGCTATCTTTTTAACTCTTTCTAACAAATCAAACGGAGATTCTGTTCTCATAATAGCCCCTTTAGGTGCTTTTTGTGGTACACTAATTACCGCAGTATCGTGAGGTCTAAAGTATTCATCTTCTACTAGTTCTGGATGATTAATATTTAAATAAGTGTAAATAGCTTCATTTTTACCAACTCTAACTCTTCTAACATAATAATCATTATGCCACGCATGAATACCTGAAGATGTACCTAATGTTAATGATGTAGTTCCTGCTGGTTTAACAGTTGTTGTTCTTGCTGCTTGATTTATTCCTAGTAATTTTGATACTCTGGTGTTTTCTCTTTTAACTAGACTAGCAGCTTTTTTTGTATCATAATTTAAAACTTTACCTGAACCTATACCTGTCATTGACACACCTATAAGTGCGTCTTTCTCTGTTGTCTCTTGCCATATTTCTCTTAAGTAATGGAAGGAAGTGTACCCAGCTTGGAGTGTTCCAATGAATGCAGCTACTTTTACTCTTTCGTTTAAGTCTTCTTGTGATTCTATATTACTCACATTAACTTCACAGAGGTTACAAAACTGATATGGTCTTAACGCAATCTCACAACAAGGATTAGTTCCCCAATCTTTATCGTTGTTTAGATAAATTCCTGGTTCTCCGGAATTGGATAATTCGACGCGTTTCCATAGGTCCATAAAAAACTCTTTAGTAATTTTATGTCTCATTAGAACTGCCGAGTTATTTGCTCTACCTCTCTGGGGGTTTAATTCCCACCAATTACCAGCTTTACAACCAATCATAAGGTCATCATCAGCTGAAAACAAACTAATTAAAGCTGCTCTTCTAATACCACCTGCTAGTACAGCATCAGCTATATAACATACAATATCATGTACTTCAATAGTGGTAAGTTGTTCACCATTTTCTTTTTCCTCTAATATCCCTTCAATCTTAACTAAACATTCTTTTAGTGGTTGTGGTCCTGGAGCTTTTCCTCCTGAGGTAATTAATCTAGCACCTTTGGCTCTAATATCCGTATAATCAAATTCTACTCTAGACCCACCACCATTCATATATGATTTCATTAGGACTTTAATTGAGTCTGCCCAGCCTTCTATTGAATCACCAATTAAGAATCTTCTTTTTCTTTTTGGGTATGGTTTTTGTATGACTGGTAATTTTGCAACATGATGTTTTTGTACCGAATAACCAACACCTGTACCACCTAATAATAAAAACATTGTTTCTGAAAATGAATCAATGTGGTCTATAGGTAGGTACGCACAATTATAAATTCTGTTTGGGCTAATTTCAATAGGTTTACCTCCAAACTGCATACTTCTCATAGATGGTAATACTTTTTTATCATACACAAATTTATATTTTTCTTCTATTTCATCTTTTAACTTAGGGTAAGTTTTTATGTGCATATTTTTATTCCTAGTAACCAACTCTTCCCAGGTTTCTCTTCTGTTTAATTCAGGTAGATATTTTGCGTACTTCATGTAAACAGTAATATCCGATAAAATTTTGTTCGAAATTTCCATATTTTTTATTTTTGTTTTATTTATTTATAAATTTTTCTCTTCTTTCTAGAGCATCCATAACTCTTTTTCGGTTTCTTTGTGTTTTGTCTTCTTCAAAACCTAAGAAGGTTTGTGTCGATTCAGTATTAATTTCTAATGTAGCATTATTAAATGTACAATTTTCAAATATAATACCATCTTGACCCAATCTAGACTTAGTTATAGCAATAGTAGCCAAACCAAGTTCTTTTTGTTGTAATGTTTTTGCCACTGAAATTATGACATGTCCTACTTGAGCTTTTTTAATGGAGCCACCCATTTGGTCTGTTGTTACTACCTCAGAGGATATAGATGACCTATTACCTTGTGCTGCGGTCCAACCTACTAGATTTAACTCGTGACACATACCTTCAAATTTTCTCATAACAGAACCTTCACCTTTCCACTCATCGTTATAACTTCTATCTGGTATAACACAGTCTATATAGTCTAAAACTACAATATCCAAGGTGGTACCTTCTGCTGTTATTTTTCTGATTTGGTTTTTAATTTGAGCGATGGTAAACTCATCTGATGCTAACTTTTTTAATATTAATTTACCACCATTTGTTTTCATTTCATCAGCTTTAGAAAGTACTATTTCTTTATTGTCACTTAGTTTTTGAGGTTCTATCCCCGTCCAACAAGTAAAATGCTTTCTTTGTATAATTTTAGGGTTGTCTTCAAAAAATATTTGTAACACGTTGTACCCCATATTAAAAGCTGTATTAGCGAACCTTGTTAAAATTGTAGTCTTACCTACACCTGTGGGTGCTAATATCACACCTAATTCTCCTTTTGCGAGTCCACCATTTAATAAATTGTCTATGCCGTCTATCCCAGTAGGGATTGGGTGTCTATAGTCTTCTTTTAAAACGTCTTCTAGGTTTTGAAAAACTTCGACAGTACCTTCGTCACCTTCACCGATACTAATAGCTTCTCTTATATACTCTTCACACAAATCATAACTTTCAAAATCACCTTTTTCTAAAATAGTTTCTACTTTTCTAATAGCTTTTTTTAATTCTTGTTGTTTACAAAATTTTATTGTTTTTTCTTTTATAAACAAATGGTCTTCAAATGAAGCCTCTTTTACATCTCTTAACATATCAATAACACACTTTTTAGCCATTTCAGAAGATATTTCCAATTGTGTTAATTGTTCTATCCCCTCAAAAGAAGGTATAGATTGGTACTTTTCATAGTACTCTTTCATCATTTGCATAATCAGTTTAAAGTATTGGTTGTCAAAATATTTAGACTGTATGCTGTCTATTATAGATTGTGCAAATAGTTTATCTGTTATAATTAAATTTAGTATTTTTAGTTGGAAGTTATATCCTAGGTATCCAAAATTTTCGGTATTCGTCATGTATTGTTCTTTAAAAATAAATATTAAAATTACTAATTAAAGTTGTTTATCTAGGTAGTACGTCTCAGGATTTTTTAGTGACAAAACGTCAGTTAGTTCTCTCAGTATATAAGAAATTTGTGGTCTTATATCTACAGAGTACCTCACTCTTGGTGGATAAAGGTCGGCAGAGAATGTTCTTTCCATTATTACGTGATTACCTTTTTTAATCATTATCGTAAAAATTTCATTTTCTTCCTGTAATTTTGACACATCTTCTTTAAAAAATTCATCAATAACATCTATAGTTTTTAAAAGTAGCTGCTGATTTATTACATTTTTTACGTCAAGTACACTCTCATATAAGTCAACGGAACGAGTTGTTTTAGGATTGTGGTTTCTAACTGTAAAAAACCTTTGACATATTATATTATCGTTTATCGATAGTACGAATTCAAACTTTTCTTTTTCTTCAAATTTTTGCATTTTTTTCAAATTTTTTTAAATTTATTTTTTTCTATTCTTGTTAACATTAATAATGGTTCAGTAAAATTTAAGAAAGATTCGTCAGAATTTCCAATAAAATTAAATAAACCGTCTTCCATCATCATTCTTAATAAGTTTTTATAAGAACGTCCTTCTGGGTCCATATTTTCACTTATTAATTCTTGAATCTCTTTTTGAGATTCTATTGGTAGTAGGGTTTTACTTAAGTCTACCAAAAATTTATTTCTTTTAAAGAAGTCATCACCTAACTCACCTTCTTTAGTAAGCCCTTTTACTATATTATTAACTCTAAAATTACTTTCACCCTTAAGGTGTTTGTCTCTACAAATATGTAAAAAATATTCAAGAGTTATATTTTTTTCTAATATTTCAGGTACTGTATCTATAACTGTTTTTATACCAACACCTTTTATACCACTTATACCGTCAGAAGAATCACCACATATAATTTTAATAATTTTTATATTTTCTACAGGTATTATGTGTTTTTCAAATTTAATTTTATCACCCTTTTTAACAACCCCTAAACTATTTAAAAGTTTTAAATTAACACTGTCTGACACTAACTGGGTTAGGTCTCTGTCGTTTGATAGTATTGTTACTTCTTCATTATTATTGTTTATACAATAATAAGCTATACAGTCGTCCGCTTCATGACCACTAAACTCACATTGTCTCATAAAGATTTCTTCTAGGTATTGTTTTACCCTTACTTTTTGAGAGTATAGTGATTCTTTTTGTTCATCACTTAATCTTTTATTTGCTCTATTAATTTTATAGTTCTTATACACCTTTCTTCTACTTTCGTAGTTTTTTGGTCCATCCCAAGTGACTACAACTTTGTTAAAATTGTATTCTAGTATAAGTTTTTTTAATGTATTTAAGAAATAAAAAACAGCACCTAGGTTGGTGTCTTTGTCTTGAAAGTTTTTTAATCCGTGAAATCCTAATTGTAGTAAAGAGTTTCCGTCAACAAGAAGAGTTTTAGTCAATTTTTTATAATTAAAGGTTAAACACTATTTTTCTACTTCTAGAAGTTCTATTTCAAAATTTAAATCTTTTCCAGCTAATGGATGATTCATATCTAAAGTAACTTCTGTTTTTGTTACTTCTAATATTGTGGCAGTTGCTGGTTTACCACTTTTAGTATTACCTTTTATTCTTTCATCGATAATAAATCTAAAATCTTTTGGGAACTCGTTCCTTGGTGATTTTATTAAAGCTTCTTCTAAGTATTCACCGTAAGCATCTTGTACTGGTATGTGAACCTTTTTTTTATCTCCAACAGACATAGTTCTTATAGTATTTTCAAAATCTTTTAGAACTAAACCATCCCCTATTGTAAGTTCTAAAGGTTCTTTTCTTTCTATAGAATTGTCAAATTCAGAACCGTCTTTTAATGTACCTATATAATGTACTTTAACTTTTTTACCTAAACCTATATTATTCATTTTCTTTATCTTCTTTTGTATTAAATTCACCCCCTACGCCTAACTGTTCAGACCAAAAAGAGGCATATTCTTGTTTGTATTTTTCTATTGATTTTTTTTCTTCAGTTACTTCTTTACCAGCCAAGAATCCGTGTGGTGTTATTAAAATTTTACCATCTTCATAACCTAAACCATTAACATGGTTTTTCATAATTGTTATTTTGGTTCTTGTTGCGAATTTAACTTTTCTTTTTTCTTTAACAGCTGAAATATTTGTAGTCCCAGCGTTTTTTTGATTTCCAAATCTAAACACTAATGTAGAATTTAACCATAAAGCTTCACCACCTTTTGCTTTAATTTTTGGTTGACCGAAAGGGTTATCTGGTAATTCCACCCATGGTTGATTTACTACTACTAGTGTGTTTGTATATTTTGAGTCTTCCCTTCTAGATTTTCCAATTCTTTGATTAATCCCCATCCCAATTTTATCAGCAAATACAGCAGCGTTATGCATTTTACCACCTTTACCGTCAAATGTCATTTTACATGGTATTGAACCTACCGAATCCCACAAGAATAATAAATCATAATCTAATTCTCCTTTTTCTTGAGCATCTAATAAAGAATTTATGTAGTCTGTAATCTGTTCTATGTATTGGAAATCGTTATTAAATAAGAAGAACCCTTCCCAATCTATTTCACCTGTGTTTTCATCTACAACTTCTTCACAATCAAAATCTAGTAACTTTGCGTAATTAAAACCCCACTTTTGTTCGGTTATTAATATTACTGGTAGTACTCCTTTTTTCTGAGCGTCTACAGCTGTTTTAATAAGAGCTGTAGTTTTACCAGTATCTGAATGACCTAAAAACATTTGTAAATGACCCATAGCTGGACCAGGTATTCCCGTCGCGTCAAGGAATGCTGGTCCTAGGTCAAAAAACTTATCTGTTTTAAACTTAGCTTTTTTTGAAAACTTACTTTTTATGTCTGAAAAACTTCTTTTTTTTAGTGCCATCTATATAATTTTTAAAATGGTAAATCTTCGTCTACTTTTTGGTTTGCTTGTGGGTCAACGTTTGTGCTTGTTGAACTCATATCTACAGTACTGTTTGTTTTAGCGTTTGGGTCATCGTACGTGTATTTTTTTAATTCACTATCCCATACTGGGTCTAACCCTTTAGATATAGCTTCTAAATACTCAACAGGTTTTTGAGAGTATACATCTTTCCAAGTTTTTTCATTAGATGTCCATTCTTTTGCTTGAGCTGGGTCTGTTGAGAGGGTTCCTGGGTCTTCATACATAACAGAAGATACTGTTGTGTATTCTCCTCTTCCACCTGGTAATGGTACCGCTTGTAAGATAAGGATTAAATCTCTACCTTCATTAATATCAGTAACGTCACCTTTATTTCTCCAAATAGGGATTATTTTATCAATTGGTCCATCCCCTTTCCAATTATGTTTAAATCTCCAAAACTTAACACCGTCTTCTTCTTTATCCCTATCAATAACTTTTACTATGTAAAATTTTTGTGAACGATATTGTCTTGCTAATTCTTTTGATTGTTCGTCACCAGCTAATTTAAGTGCTTCTTCTACTTCATTTAATGGGCTTCTTTCCCCTGTTGGTTTACCCGAAGAATCTTTACCTGGGTCGTAAATTTTCATCCATCTACCTTGTACTTGTGTGTTATGGAAAAACACTTCTTTAAATGGTGAACTACCATCCGTTGTTGGTAGTATCCTAATTCTTTTTTCACCTTGTTTAGTACCTTTAGGTAATGCAATAGTGAAATATTGTTTTAATCTGTCTTCATCTGACATTCTTGGTTTAGAAGATGTCGTCTGTTTGTTTTTTTCGTATTGGGCTAATACAGCGTCTAGTGAACTCATAATATTTTATTTTTTTTAATAATTAATTTCTTAGATAATAATAACTAACTTATTTGTGGTTGTCAATTATATGGAGATAAATAATTCCATAAAAAAAGCCCTAAGTTAGGGCTTTAATCATACTATATTTTTTTTATACTATCAAACGTTAAAACTTTGTTTTATATCTGTTTCAGAAAAATTTTCAATATCTTCAGGTTTTAATATGTATTCTTCTTTACCTTGTGATTTAAATTTTTCTTGACTATCATCCCAAAAATCAGCGAGTGTTTGGTCAAATGGCCCAGAATCTTGTTTTCTATTATCTAGTTTTTCTTGTTCACTTTTTGGTCTAAAGTCTTCTATTTTTTGTTCTAAATTAGTAATTTGACTCATTAGTTGGTCCATACCTGATAATTTTTCCTCCATACCATCTAACATAGACATTAAAGATTCTAACTTATCATTAGTTTCAGATGTATTTTTTTCTAATTTTTCTTGTTTATCAACTAAATCAGTAACTTCAACCTCTGTCGTGTTTTCATCTTCTTCTGGTGTTACTGGAGTTGGTGTTGTTGGTGGTACTGGAGGTGGTGGTATCGTTCCTGGTGTTTCTGGTGTTTCTGGTGCTGGAGGTGTTGTACCATCGTCTTCACCCGGAATACCCACATCACCAGTTTCCATTTCAACATCAACATCATCGAACCCCATTTCATCAAAACTAGAAACATCATCCTCTGCACTATCAACCTCAGCATCTTCCTGTTCAGACATTTCTATTTGTCTATTTTTAAATTTATCTAATCTTTGTGAATTACCAACTTTATTTGCAAATCCAGACCCATTCCCAGTACCTAACAATTGTTCTTCTAGATTTTGGGAGTTGTATCCGATTTGATTAAATCTTTTTATTTCTTCTAATAATTTTTTTTCTAAATTACCCATTTAATAATTGTTTTACTTGGCCATTAGGAGATTCTACTTTTACTTTTCGGTTAACTCTAATTTCATTTTCTACTCTTTCAATTAACCCATCTCTACTTCTTATAGTATAACAAACCCCAGTATCTAAATCACAAACTTCTTGACCTGCAGATGAGTTACCGTTTTCCACTATATTTGATGTTGCTTTTCCTAAAAAATTACCTAATTTTTGTCTTAAATCGTCTGTTATCATAGTATTGTTTATTATATAAATATTATTAAATATAAATAAAATCTTTTATAATGTATATTTAAATATTTTTAAGTAGTTTCTCCACCTCCAAGGTACTCACTACTAAAACTATTTGGGTTTAAATATAGCTTTATTTCTTTAAGGTTTTCGTTTAATTGGTACTTTATTATTTCATAATGTAAGTGTACACCTGTAGAGTATCCAGTGGTGCCCATAATACCTAATTTAGTATTTTTATTTACACCAGAATTTATACCAGAACTTATTATCGTTTCTTGTTTTATATGAGCTACTCTAAATTTATACCTAGTAACTGCTCCCGACACGTAAGCTGATAAGTCTGTTGGGTTTATTAGTACTTTTTCAATATCTAAATGGTTTCCGTATCCACCTCCACATTTTTTTGCAGTTGCACTACTACCAGGTTTACACCCACTAACTTTAGCTGTTATTATACCAGTTATAGGTGATAAAATATCAATATCAGTACCTTTAAATTCTGTTTTAGGTGAATAATCTATTCCCTTATGTGGTTTCTGACCAATAACTGCCCCTGTTGACTCATCAACAATGTTTCTTTGTACCCAGAATGATTGGCTTTCTGTAGGTTTTAATATTTTACTTATGTCTACAGGGTCTTGTACCGCAAAAGTTAAACTACTTATATCGTCTTCAGATATAGTTAACTCTTCTGGGACAGTTAAATCATGTGGGTCCATATTTGGTGTTATACTAGATGTTGGGGTCTCTTCTAGGTCACTATCCATACTTTTAAGTAATGATTCTTGTATTGACGATATCAAATCTGTTATTGAAGGTAAACTAGGTATACCAACTCTAACCCCAGTAAATGTAGTTGTCATATCATTTGGGGTTATATTATGACTTACGTCCATTATAAGATATGGCCCACTAAACATTGGTAGGTATCTTAATTGAAAATACGTTGTTGGTTGTATTAAAGCGTTACCCATTGATGTTACTTGACATTGATAAGACCTAGATTTGTATAGATTAAATAAGTTCATCGAATTGGTGGAAACTTTAGAACCACTAGCTACCTTACCCATATCTTCTAAAATCCTAAAAGATTCACTAGTATTTGGAAATTCTGATTGGTTTAACCCAATACTTTCAAAAATTTGTTGGTTAGGTATACCGAAATCTACAGCAAAAGCAACTACTTTATTATTTAAATCTTTTTCTTCTTGACCTTTTGGTATTGGTTGACATAAAGGATTTGGACTAACTCTATTTAACACAAAAGTATCATTATTGTACCCATATGTTGATGTTTTTACATCTAAACTAGTCGATGGGGGCCCTATGTATTGACACAAATATTTTGGAGAAGACAAACTATAATCAACCTGTTTAAAAGCTCCAAACATAGCGTTACCCTGACCTTGTGTGTCGTGTTCTTCCATATTGTAAAAATTAACGTAGGAAGGTAAGGGTATAAAATTAAAAAAGTTTTTAGAACACAAAGTACTTACAAACCCACCTATAGTCTGTTTAACTGACGTATTTGGACTATCTGTAAATGGTGTGTCTAGACCTAAAAATTGATATATGTCTATAACAGCGTCATTACCAATATCTACATTACCCCTATCTAAAAACATAAATTTTTCAAATTGTGTATTATAGGAAGGTAAAGCTTTAGAATTTGTTGGTGTTGGTGCGTTTAAATCTTCTCCCTGGACTTGGGTACCTGATATCCATTTATCATTAAATGTTTTAAATACCTGGTATAACTCTAATTTAAGATTATCAGCAACAATTTTAGGCCTACCATCATCTTTACCACCATCATTATTATTAGAATTATTTAAACCTTTTGTCGGGTCTAGTTTTGCTACTTGTTTAAATATTTCATCAATATAATATTTATCATAACTTTTAAGGTTATCGAAATAAGTACTCATTCTAGTTGAGAAATCTGTTTTTGTTATCCCATTAGTGGCTACTGGAGATGTTCGTAGTGTTTCTGTCAAATATTGTTTAAGTATTGGTGCAAATTGTTGTACTAGGGTTGGTGATATGTTGTAATTTTTAAAGAAGTCGAAACATATGATTGTAGCGTTATCGTGTGCAATATCTATACCTACAGTTCTTCTAGGCATAACATAAAGTCTCATGTCAGTTTTAAATGACGTGTCAGGATTACCACCCGGATATAAAGATGCGTCATAACTTTTTAGTTGTATACTACTAGCTCCATAACCTGTTATGTGGTAAATTAATTGTTTTGTAGATAATTTATCACTACCACCTGTAGGACTTACAACTATATCCCAACCATTAACCGAACCATGTTTATATATTACTTTTTGTTTTAAAAATATTCTGGTTAAATTTAAGAAATTTTTATATTGTGCTTTGGATATGTCTAAAGTTTTATGGGTTTTATTCCCGTTGGGTCTGACATCAATATCTACTTCAGCTTCTATACTATTTTTATCTACAACCATTAATTTTTTAAATATAGATTTAAAACTTGTAAACTCACCCTCAACACTTGTAGCGTTTGGGTTTTCTGGTTGGCAAAAATTTAAGAACTGTTGTTCAAACTCATTTAAAACTTGTGAAGGAAAAACAGAAAGCAATTCTGTCATATCATCATAATTGGTAGTTACATCATTAGTATTATTAATATTCCAAGCTTGTTGATTTGGTTGGGTCGTATCTATTCTTTTAAAGTAGTTACTTTTAGGTACTCTTCCGTATAATCCACCGTATTTTAATGGTATACTCCCTGGTTGTGTAACATCAAATGCTCCATAACCAGCTCCCCCCCATAAAAATCTTGCACTACCATCAAAACCAGCTGTATTTATATTATCACCCATAAAAGATAAATCTGTATTAACCAAAGCTCCAGCTGAAGGATAAATTATATAATAAGGGTCTATAGTTGGGTCTATTTCTGAAACTCCTTGTGTTCCAACATTAGTAGAATCTATAAAAGTAGAATAAAAATTATAATCTATACCGTCTTTATGGGTAAACAAATCTTCTTCTTTTTCAATTTCTAAACCACCAGGTACAATTCCGGTAAACATAACGTTTATATCACTTACCGATGTCCAACTACCCACATTTGGTAATATGGATTTGTCTGTAACAATTGTATGTACAGCGTTTATTAATCTAGGCCAAAAACCTAAAGTTATTTCTTCAGTATTTAAACCAGGTAATATATTACCATTATATGTGTAATCAAACCAACCAAAACCATTTGCGGATGATGCGTCCACATACCACTCATTACATCTAATATCACCATCTGTTCCGGTACTACCACCATCACCACCCCCTAAACCACAAAATATACTATTTTCTGGAGTTGTTGGTCCCGATTTATACTCATGCCATATAGAACCTAGTTTTAAAATAAATGAATATGGTAGTTCATGATAACCAGCTAGTTGTTTTATAGCTTGAGCTACATAAGAACTGTACTGGTGTTTACCTTGGTATTTTAGTATCGTTTTTTCTAATGTACTAGTAACTGGTAAAGAATTTAAAAATAGGTATGCCGCGTCTTTGTATGGTTGTGGAACACTAGTTTGTTCTTGTATAAAAGCTTTATATATTGCATTAGCAAACCAAGGTGTATTCATCATAGAAACTATCTGTGAAGAAAATGAATCTGAGGTATAATTTATACCATCAGTGGTACTTTGTAATTCAATAGTGGGTTGTTTAGTATTATAATATTGTTCCCAATTATCAAAAGTGGTGAATGTACTAACATAATCCCAATCACCTTTTACAACATCAAACAAACTACCATAAACAGTATCTACATCCCAATTTAAATTAGTGTAATATTGACATGATTTACGAAATTCCAAGTCGTCCCCCATTGATTTTGTTGCGTAAACGTTTGTTTGGGTGTCTATTTGTAAAACGTCTATTTCAAAGAATTTTTCAGCTGTTATATTAGCCGAATCAGATAATTTACTTCTTAAACTATTTAAATTACCAATATTAAATGGGTAAAAGTCGAACCACCAGTCCTGGGTTTTTTTACTTTCTAAAAACAATTTTTGGTATTTCCCATAATTACCGTTTTCGGTAAAAATATCAACTATACTAGATTCTGGATACAAACCATAAGATGTGCCTTTTATATCATTTGGTTGTGAATTAAGACTATTTAAATATTCGGTATTAATGTGTCCGTGTTCCCACAATAGGTGTTTGTCTGGTGATTCATTTTTTAGAAACGCTAAAAAAGAATTATAATCTATTTTATTATCTTTAAAAAATTCTTGTAGATTAAAATCACTTTCAATAGCCATCATTAAATTTTTAGAATCATTTTGTGCAGCTTCTAATAATGTGTCGACAATCTGTGCTGGTTGGGATTTATACCCTGTTACACCAACATAATTAGTGAAGTCAGTTGCCCTATCTAATATTTCCCATAATATACTATTTTTAACAGTATAATCGTACGCCTTATTAATAAAAGGAAATTGTCTAACCGATAAAGCTATTTGACCCGTATACCTTACTTCATTAGTAGATTGGAATGGAACTTGGTTAACCCTAGAATGGATTGCTTTTGTATATTCTTCTATAAACTCTACTTCGGGCCACCATTTAGCGTTTTGAGCGTTGGTTTCCGAAAGACTACCCGCGGCTCCAGGATATTGTAAAACGTACCTATTTTCATTATCATCATACTGATAATATTGTGGCCATGGAAAAACTTCTTTACCACCTTTTACAGCATCTTCATAACCTTTTTTATTTGTTATTACAGCTTTTACTCTTTGGGGTGTTGTTTTTTCATCAAATGCCTTGGTGTGAACTCTATCCATCAATCTTAAATACGTATCAACCCCTGCCATAACAACACCCATTAAATTTCTAATAGATGGGTAAAATGATAGACTTTGTTGAAATACGGTTTTAAGTTTGTCACTAGCTTTAGTTTGTGCTTGTTTCCAGTTTTTTTCAAACTCTTCTAAAACTCTACCGTATACCCCACCAAAACTTTTTGGGGAGTCAGATAGTATGTACCATCCTTTGGTGTCTGGTTTTAATTTACTAATATCATTAGAATTATTATTTACCGCTCTTTGATTTTCTATATTAAAATCTCTAATTAGATTTACCTCAGACGCACCACCTAAACCAAAAGTAACATTATCTGATAATTGTTTTTTATAACCTTCTATTATGTATTTTAATTTAGATTCAGCATTATTAATATATTCATCTGTAATCTCTTTAAGTTTAAAGGCATGTGCTACCACTTTTTTATCACTACTGTTTGGGTTACCTGTGGAACCTAATGTCATATCTAACAATTCTTCACTTTCGGTATTGATGAAATTTTCCATCCAACCATTGGTACCAAAAATAGCATTCCAAAAATTTTTTAAATGTTCTTGGTATACTTTTTGGTCATTTGTAAATCTTAAGTCTGCTTTACTAAAATTTTTCTTAAGATTGTCAGTAAATCCTTCAACTAAACCTATTAATTCAAAAATTGTAATATGTGGAAAATCTTGTGGGATTAATTTCTTTTTTTTATATATCTCATAAACATCATCCATAATTTTTCTACCCAACCCTTTAGGTGTTTCTTCACTACTTGTTTGTTTCACTACTGGATACAAATAAGGTGCCAACATAGCTTGTTGTAAATTAATATCATTTAATAAAGCTATATGATTACCTATAAAAGTACCAGTTACATTATAGTCACCGGAATTACTATCAAAATTAGCTTCAAAATTTGTCATTGCTAGTTGGTACTTTACGGCCTTACCGTAGTAACCTTTTACTGTCAACTCAAATTGTGGGTATGGTAAATGAAAAAATGCTGTATATGGGGTATTTGTTTCGGCTTGTTCAAATAAAGTTTTACCCCTAATATCAACAAAATTTATAGTTACTTGTGGTACAAATGAAGAACTTATCTTTATATCAATACCTGTTATACCAAAACCCTGAAAATCACTTTTATTTTCTATACTTTTACTATAAAAAGTTTGTCCTTGTTCGTTAGTGTCTTCATTACGTACTATTTTATTTACAGATGGGTCAGTAAAAGCTTCTGTCCAATCACTATCTAAAGATTTTTTGTTTTTAGGTTTTAAAAAATTTATTTCACCATCAAATAAATCAACTTTAACACCACTATCTGAAGCACCTTTACCTTGAATTAGTTTAGACCTAGGTATAACCCTAGCTGTTAAATTTACATATATAACTAAATCCTCATGTCTAACTAACCTATCTTCTATACTTTTTCCGTCAGCACTTTGTATTTTATTCGGGTCTATTAGAATTAGATTATCACAAATTTGTTTTGTGTAAACACTTTCACTAGCGTTAAGAATATCATCTGCCATAATATAAGAAATGTTTATCTAATTCACTTTTGTAGTCTTGTAAACTAACTGTTAGTGGGAAAGGTACTCTAATTATTCTACCATCAGTTATATTCCATTCTTGCCCACCATATTCTGGATTAGCTTGTAATATCAACCAACCAAAATAAGGTGTGTTATACACTTGTTGGGATATCTTATCTAGTCTACTCCTACCTACTTTATAAACTAAGTATTTGTCCGAACTTTTTTTTGGTATGTTTATTAACGGCACACTTCTAGATTGTCCATTAACCTCAAATTCTTTATATCTATTATAATACGACATTTTATGTAATACTTATATTTTTTGTTATTTTTAGGTTATAGCTACTATTGTTAGTACCCATAACTGTAGAATCAAAAAACCTTCTAACCAATGATAACTCACTATTACTTTGTGTAAAGGTAACTTCGAAATTATCTACAGCTTTTTGTATAGATTTTACTTTTTGTAGTTGTTCTGGGATTTCTGTTTTACCAAAATGTTTTTCGTATTTTTTTGTATCATAATTTAAAAGTGTTATAGAAAATTTTAATAAATTTATTCTAAATTCTTCTGATATTTCTTTTTTTACCCCATCACTATATTTTCTTTTTACTTTGGTTAGTTCTTTTATTAATTCGTCATCCCTATAAAAAACTAAATTTTCAGCATAGCTGTATCTAACATGAGAATCCATATACCTAATAATTTTATCAGTCATTAGTTTATCCATAAAAAATAAGTATTCGTTTGGGTGGGTTAACTTATTTGTATATTCTGGTGTTACCGAACCAAACATATAAGAACAAAAATTACCTATAGTATTTGTTGTTGCGGATACATCACTTAACAAATTAGTAGTACTAGTTCCAGTTGTTAAAGTATAACTTACCAACCCATTATTAGAACTACCAGTTAGGTACCCACCAACATTGGCAAAAACTAAATTAAGTTTATCTATGTTTTTAGATAAATCCAATTGTCTATCTCTTAACTCTACTAAAAACTCAACTAATAAGGTTCTTAACTCTTTCCAAGAACTTTTAGAATGTTTTAATAAAACTTTTTTAACATATTCTCTATCTAAATCACTACTTCCGAAAGGTAACTCTTGTTGGATTCCTGTTGTTTCAGCTGTTATAGAGTTTGTTAATTCCACATACTTACCATCTAACCTTTTTAACGAATCCTGTGGGAAACCTACTAGATTTATACTTCTATTCATTATATTACCCCACTCATAACTGACATGTCTAAAAGTTTCTTCTAAAACACCATGTCCTTGTTGGTTATATAAATCAACAAAACTAGTATTTAAAAAATCACTGTAGTTTTTTGAACTAGTTAAAAAATTATTATAAAGTACTTTATATTTTGATTCCCCTGTAAGTGCCATTATTCTGTTTTTAAGTGTCCTTCACCACCCCCATCAATATCACCATCAGAAGTTACTGTTGCACCCTCTGGTTTTTTGAAAAAGTTAGTGAAATTATCTGCTATTTGGTCTAGAGACATTGTAGCTTCTGGTGTAGTCTGAGGTTGAGCTCTTTCATCATACAATTCTGTATTTGCAAAATAACTAAATGATAATGCGTTTTGTAATTTACTAACTGGTCCCTCAAGGCTTTGACCACCAATAAACTTAAAGTTGGTTTGTACACTTACTATCATAGGTTGTACACCTATACCTTCTGGGTTTAAATCTAAAAGGTTTTCATCATAGGATAAACTTACGGAATCAAAAGCTACTTTAGTATGGTAAAAATCTCCAATTCTTAAAACACAAATCGGTGGTGGTCCAAACGCTGTATTATCAGCATCGATAACACTAGTTCCTTGTTCAGTAACTGTTGGAATTGTTTTACCCGGTCTTACACATTGTAGTAAAAATGTCATTCTAGCGTTAAGTCCTTCTGGTGTCATAGAGTGAAATGCTGGGTGAAAAAACTTTAAATTATCCCTTAGTGACTGATATAAAAATGGATATTGTTCTCTTAAAAAGGTAAAGTAATTTGCCTCACCTAACAATGTTCTAATAACACTTGTCATGGTAGCTCTTCTGTTTTGTGCACCTATCTTAAACCCACCAGTGACCGTACCTTGGTCAACATTATCAACATTAAGTTGACCACTTTCAGCGTCTTTGTCTTGATTATTTTCTATATCTTGTGCTTCTTCTGCGGTTAAATGACCACCTAGGTCTTGTTCATCAGATAGATTATTTAAAACAGTATCTTCTGTGTCATTTTTAATATCACCAGTAACTTCTTTAGACCCACCCACCACAGCTGTTTGTAAAGCATTAAGAACATCTAAACCTATATTAGGGTATTGTTGTGCTAGTTGGTATATATCAAATTTTCTACATCCAGCGAAAAAAGCTTCTAACACAGCATCAGCTTCGGCATCACTCATACCTTTTAATTGCATATCTATTATAGCGTTTAATGTAGATGGGTGGTCAACAACTATTTTCCAAGATAATGTACCCAATCTTTCTGTATGGTTATATGTATATATTGGTTCTGGTCTACCTAAAAAATTTGTGGGACTCCAACTAGCTGAATTGGTGTCACCAACTTGTATATCATATGGTGGGAACCACATTATTCTACCACCATTTGGTCCTTTTTCTGAAGCTGGTAAATTACTTTGTTCTCCAGTTCCTCTCCATGCAAGATTTTCAATGGAAAACATATATTTTTTAACCTTAGTACCTTCAGGCATACTTGTAGATTTACCACCATCTCTATTTGTTGGTGCTATATTTAAATTAAATGTTGAGTCTAATACTGAATGTGTGTTTTTCCATTGATTTCCTTCGGACCTAACTAAATCACTATATGTGGAATATGTCCTATCTTTAGTCCAAGCTCTACAATATTCAACACAATTCCAAACAACCTCACCTGGTGTAAAAGAAGTTACTCTAGAACCTTTAGATATGTTTTTATAACCGTCATTAAAAACTTTAGATACTTGGTCTATCGCGTTACCGGCATGTTTCCATTTTGCTCCACCGTAAGATGGTGCGGAATCCATAAGTTTTTGTGTATAATCTAATAAACCTCCTTTTTTCTTTGGTTTTAAATCTGACCTAGTTGAGTAGAATTGCATTGATTGTTCCCCTGAAGATATCGAATTCCTTCCGTACCAAGTAAACCCACCTTCTATAGTACCACCATCTATTAACGCTTTTCCTAAAGGACCTATCTGGTAATACCTCCATAAGGCTCTACCTTCCACATTATCAAATTCTTTATAAACCTCAGAAGGCCCATAAACTAAAGCTCTAATTTCTCTACCAAACACATCTTTAGGTGTGGCTTCTATGGGTGATTGTATTAAACCGGGTTCTGTATTTTTACTACCCACATAGTAGTTAGATATTGGAGCTTTTAAGGATGGGTCTGTTTGTGCTCTAGTATAATCTGGTCTATACCTATTATAGTTTAAATTTTCAAATAAGTCTGATTGTTGGTCTTTTCCCATCCATTCTATAAATTTATCAGACGGTGCTGGAACACTAGATGGTGTGTTAGGTAGTGGGTTTGAGTTTGTTATTCCATTATATATCCCATTTAAAATATTCCCCGCTTGTGTTAAAAAATCACCTTGTGAAATATTGTTAGCCCCTTGGCCGGCAATACCATTAATATTTAAAGGCATTGTCGGTGTGGTGTAATTACCAGGTATTGGTGATAGTGGTGAATAAACACCTTCTAACCTAGATAGGTAATCCGACTTTGGTGGCATTATCGCTCCTGGTGATGTCGTTATATTTAAATTAGCATCACCACCTTCACTTATATTAAAATCAAATTTAGCTAAATTAAAACCTAAATTATCTTTTAGGTATGGGAATGAAGACTTTATTAAAATAGAATCATCTAAAACCATAGAATTTAAAGTAACTAATTGTCCATTGTTACTATTAACAGATTGCATTATTTCAATAGCTGTGTAATCAGAATACCTAAAAGAATCAAAAGATAATCCTGGGACAAACCCTTGTGGTTGTAATGTGTTTGGACTAACGTATTGTAATTGAGCTTCTGTAACTAAATTAACTACGTTTACAGATAATGGGTTACCGTAACCTGTTTGTGGTCCATATTTGTTAACTAAAAATTGTGTTTTCTTTAACGGTATACCGTTCATATCAGTAACATCTTCGGGTATTGGTGAGTCTTTAACCGAAACCCAATTTTGTGAAGATACAACAACACTACCCGGTTCTTGGTCACCGTTAGGTGGTATTGGATTTCCTCTGTTTAGATAGGAACCATCGAGATTCCTAGCTAGTAAAGCTTCTCTAAGTTTTTGTGTACTTAGAAGTGAAATATTAAAATCCCCTTGACTAAATGGGTATGTGATTCCTGTATTTTTACCTACTGACATATTTTATTCTTTTAATATAAATAGATTAGGTTGTGATTTTAATTATACTGGTGTGGTAACATTTAAACCAGCTAGACTAGTTCCTATAGCTTGTATCACAGAATTGTCTAATGCTGACATTAATTGTTTTGGTGTTAATTTTATAGTATTTCCGTCATACACAATCTCTAAAGGTTTAAATATAACCTCAACTGAGTTACCACCACCAGTGGTATTATTGTTTACGTAATTATTTATTAAATTTTTCCCATCTGGTGTGTTTTCTAAGTAGCTATTTATCATTTGTGGGTCATATCCCGGATATGCTCCACCAGTGGCTGCCCCACCAGTAGACCTACCTTTTTCTGACCTACCCATAGACTCGTCAAGAGCAGGAGTTATTGGGCTACCTGACATACCTGGAACCCTATCTAGAAAGTTTGGTATAAATTCTCCAAAATTACCCATTATATCCACTAAATTATTACCAGTTGCACCACTTCCTGTGGTAACCCCACCTAAACCTTCACCAACTAAAAACTGACCTAAACCAGATTGTGCAAGTTCTCCAGCAAAATCTTTAGCTGTGGTACCTAATAACCCAGAAGCTGCAGCTTGTGTCATTATGTTTTGTATAATAGCTGTGTTTGCGGCCATACCCTCTTGTACTGAAAGTTGAGCCTTGTTAACATCTTCCAGGTTCATTGTATCCTTCTGGGATTGTTTTTGTATTTTTGATAATAGTTCTCCACCATCTTTAGCGAAAACCTCACCTAATTCATCAAAAGACAATTCTTTATCCCCAAGACTTAACGAAAACGTACCGTCAGCATTAATATCAGCCATGGAAGCTATTAATTCTTTATCTTCTTTACTTAAGTCAGGTATACCCCCTAACTTTCCTATTGCTTGGGTTCTTTTAGCCGCTTTAATTGCCGTCTCTGCAAGATTAGTATAATCTTGACCTGTAGCTTCAGCTAAAGATTTTAACCTCATTCTTTCCCCTGGTGAGATTCCAAATTCACCAGTTTCTTTATTAAAGGTTACTGCACTTTCTGCTGTTTTTACAATCGCGTCTTGTAGACCCTTGACATCATTTTGAGCCATGTACATTAATTGGAATGGGTCTAATAGTTCACTAGCAGCACCACCAATCATTTGTAATTTTGCTGCCATTTCAATTGCACCTTCAGGTGTAAAGGCTTTGTCAGCCATTTGTAACGCGTTTTCAAAATTATACCCAAGTACTTGAGCTTGTGCAACCATTTCAGTTAAACCATGTACACCGTTTTGAAAACCGTAAGTGTTTATCTTATCTATGTTAGCTTCTACTGATGGTAAAAATTTTGAAACTACAGCACCAAATCTACCAGCTGTCGCTATCGCATCTTTGGTTGTCTCTACAGCTTCTCTAGAACCAATACCAATCTTATCAAACTGTGATATTGTGTTTGACATGTCAATGTTATATATTTCCTCTAGTTTTGCTGCCCCAACTATCGCGTCTTTAGGTAATATAAAAGCTCTACCAGTGTCCTCCGCTGTTTCTTTTAACATTTTCATAGCGTCATTAGCGGTTAAAGCCCACCCCATAAAATCAGCTGAAGCAGTAGTTACTGTTTTTATAATATCATCCATGAAGACTTCATCCATCCCCATAGTGTTTATTATATCCTTACGCATTTGGTCTGTTAACGATATAATATCCAAGTAAGTACCAAGAGCTTCTGTACTTTTAAATTCACCTTGAGCCCCCTGAGCGATTAAGTCAGTCATATTTTGCATCATCTGCATAGACTCACCTAAAGTTAAGTCGGCTTGACTTCTAGCTTGTGAAAGCTCTTTTAACATTTTACCTAATTCGGTAGTAGAGGTAGAAAAATCGTTATAGTCTGACCTTCCTGGGTCATCAGAACTAATGCCTTTTCTTCTTAAATAATCTGATACGGCTCTATCAAAACTACCTTGGGTTACTGTAACATCACCACCATTGTCATCTTTTAAAATTACTTGGTATGATGGTAGTGGGTTTTTTATTCCTAATTTTTTTGCTAATTCTAATGAGAGTATACTACCTTTGGTTCCTAATTTTTTAATAGATTTTACCCTAGCCTTATAATTAGGTTCATCCACAGTATTAAAAATACCTAAAGGTACACCTAATTCTGGATGTGAGGCTAAATAGGGTTTACCGTGTGATAAAAACCCCTCAATATGAAGTTGTTTAGTTGTGTTAAACATATAGTCCTTTAAACTATAAATATTTACCTTCTGCTTTTATTTCGAGCTTGTTCAATTGCCTTATTCTTTTTGTCAATTTCTTCTACAAATTTATCTAAATAAAACCTTCTTTCGAATATTGGCATATTTAAAATATCTTGTCTAGTAAAATTAAAATTTTTTGTTAGGTAATAAATCTCACCCAACAGGGCATACCTATAGCCCGAAGAAAGGACGAAAAAAGTTTAAACCGAAATTAATGTTGTATGTTATTTTTTCACCTGAAGGAGCGATAGCTACTTTATTAACATCTAAACCTGGTTCTACAGAAGTTAAAAACTTTTTAATTTCTTGAGCGTCTCTTAAAGGTAAAGTGTGGATTGTACTAGATATTGTCATAGGGTCTTTTTCACCACTAATTTCTATAACACATTTTTCCAAACGTTTAGTAGCCATGGGTTTTACTTTCATATCTGCGTAACTTTTTTCTAACTCTAACAATTCTTTATTGTCTTTTGGTGTTAGTAGTCTTAATTTACAAATCTTACCTGATACTGGAAGTTTATACTCAAATAAACCATCTTTGTCCGGTTCTACACTAACGTCTTTGGTTTTTAAAATGGATAAATCTTCAACATGTTCAAACTCTTTACCAGTTTTTGGGTCTGTTAGTTTAAATTTATATTCTGGACCGAACCCAGTATTTCTTAAAAAAACAAAAATAGCTTGTTTGTCACATTCAGCTAAATTTAACACATCTACATCCTTATCTAAGACCTTTGCCTTTAATAATGTATCCATTAATTCACCAGATTGTGATAGACTAGGTGATGTTAAAATATTTTCATCAGCTGCTGTTAAATAAGCTACTTTTAATGATTTTTTCTTATTAGCATAAAAAATACCTTTAGATGGTAATTCTACAATATCGTAAGATATGTTAGGTGATATTTCTGGTGTTTGCATGTTTTCCATTTTTAATAATATTTTATTACCAATCATAAACATATATTTTTATTAAGTGAATAAAAATTTAAAAATATATACAATAAGTGTTAAAAAATAAAAAACCCACAATTATGTGGGTTTATTAATATGATATTTAAAATTAAATTAGTAAACTAATATACATCTATCTGGTCTTAGTGTTGCGGCTATATTGGCCATTCCCTCATCACTATAAGATAAATCATTAAAGTTTACATCTGTTAAGAAACAACCTTGTAAAACCCATTTTTCAACCACAACACCAGTTGGGTCTAGCATTTCTAAATCTAGGTTCTTTTTGTATCCAGCTGCATAACCCATTCTACCTGTCACTGACTCTGCGTGTAATCTTACCCATTCCATTAAAGCTTGTGAAGCTGAAGGACCAATAGGGTCTCTAAACGTTACATTTATTGTGTTCCAAGTAAATCTACCAGCTACGTAAGTTGATGTATTTAAAAAAGGTATTTCTACGGAACCTATTGTAACTTGTGGTCTTGATGTACTTTCTACGTACCATTCGTTAATACCCAGTGAAGAATCGAATCTCATTATAAACCTATTCTTTTTCTTTGGTTCATAAGGTACGGGCATTTTCATTAATAAATCGGCCATGTTTGTTTAATTTTTAATTTTTGTTATTTGTTAATAAATATAATGTACTTTAATTATTTACTCTATATATCTATAAATATATCGTTACAGCAAAATAATATTAATCATCTAGTTTAGATACTATAATTTTATTTTTTTCTCCTTTTGAAGTGTCGTAGATAAAGAATTCAACTCCTGGATATTCTATTCTTAATTCTTTTTTAATAAAATCAATAATAGCTTCTATATTTCTTCTATCGTCATCACTAAAACCAATACTTAACCTATCGTATTCACCATTAGTTAACTTTTTAACCCCTTCCACCACTTTTTTAACATAATCTCTTAATGCTATTTTTTTACCTTCTTCTGGTTTATCAGCTTTAGAATCCAAACCAAATTTATCTCTAAACTCTTTAGATGATACTGGGGAGTAATCATTTTGTGATAAATAAAAATCTATCCTTTCTTCCATAGTCATATCTTGTGTCGATGGATATGTTTTTTCTATGTTTTCTAACATAAATTTTACTTCATTTGGTTCGAATGTCATCCCTATTAATAACCTAACACCTTCTTTAATTGCGTGTGGTGGTGTACCCCTAGCTGTTATTATAGAAAAAGGGTTTGCGTAAATTAAAGACTCCTTAAATTTTTCAAAACTAGGAGCAAATTTTTTATTTTCTATTGCCTTTTTAACATCTGATATAAATGTTTGTGGTTCCGCAAAATCCATAAAAGAGTAATCAGTTAACCTATAGTCCGAATCATCCCGTATTATAGCAAAATCTTCAGTACTAACATTTACTGGTATCCAGTCTAAACCATCCTTTTTCTCCATCCTAATCTCCGTAGGCATAAAAAGTATGTTATCGTCCCAATCAAAAGAATAACCCCGTATTTTCTTGGTTGTTATAACTTCACCAATTTCAGTAACTAACTTTGTGAATTGTTTTTCTGTTATTATTAAATGTTTTGACATATACTATAAATATTTTTAAATAGGTAAAAAAAAACGTGATGAAAACATCACGTTAATTTTATTAATATTACAATAATCTTTTACTTTTTACTTGGGTTATACTCTACTCCAGCTTTATTAACTCTATTAAACCATTTTTTCATATCTTTAATTTCTGATTCTGTAATAGGGTTTGTAGTTTTTAAATTTCTACCTTCGGAAGTTTGATTACCTTGTGTCGGTGGTGTACCCTTACATTTTACTTTTGTACTAGATTTAGGACACCTCCCATTGACAGCGGAAGTTATAACACCATCCCTATCTCTACAACACATTCTCTTTAGTGGTGATGTAGGGTAATCATTAGTTGGGTCTTCAGGGTCAACCCCATGACCTTCACTATCACTCCCACCACCATGTTTTGTCTTTTGTTCTCCCATTTCTTTCTTACTATTGGGTTCGACAGATGAACATCCGTATTGTGTCATTATTTGCCCAGGAGGACATGGTACTTTTTGACCAGCATTTGGTCTTGCTGGTGGAGTTTCACCAAACCCTTTAGGTTTTTCACCAATCCTTCTTTGTGGTCCATCATACGGATTGAATTTGTCGGTCTCGGACATACCACCTTTAATATTTGGTTTAGTTGGTGTAGGCTTCAACGCTTTAGGTTTTTTATCCTTTTCATTTATAAGTTTAATTAACCTTTGTAATTGTCCTTCATTAAGAACCACTCTTTGTTTTTTACCTTTAGTATAATTTTGTTTATTGGTTTTTGGTAGACCTACTTCCTCTGAAAGTAATCTTTTTTTAAATTTCATAGTTGTCTATTATATATCTTCAAATGAAGCTCCTGTTGGAGTTATTAGGAATTCAATAAATATGAATTCTAGTGCTCTTGTTGGTTTGATGTAAATCTTACCATTCATCTCATTTCTATCGATTTCTTCTGGGTCATCTGACAACACAACTCTAAAGTCTGTTAAACCTCTATCTCTCCTTATAGAGTCTAGGATTGGGTTAACTAGGTCTAAGAATTGTTGTCTTACCACGTCATCATTTTGTTCAAATAATAATCTAACCGCAACTGCTGAAATCAGTTTTCTAGTTTGTAATAGTAATCTTCTTACATTTATTCTATCTAACGCTGATTCTTTAACTTGTAAAGTCTTATTACCAAAAATGATAGGTCCTACATCACTAAATGTAGCGATTGGATTTATTCTACCAACATATAAAGTATCTCTATCATCTAGAGTTAGTTTTGTTCTAGCTTTTATAGCGTTAACGATACCTCTAGTATAACCAGCCGATGCGAACCATGGGAAGGCTATGTTGTCTGTCAATGCTAAGTTTCTAGTAACTTCAGCTGTTGGTGGGATATAAAGTTGTTTATTTGTATTATTGTCCCTAACAAGTACCCAAGGATAGTAAGTAGCTGTATAGTTAGAATCTATAAAACTATCTTCTACATTATTAACAGCTTCTGTTGGGGATATTTTATTACTAGCGTCTGAAGTTGTATTTACGTATAGATTATAGTCTGGTGTAGTTGTTAAATATAGAGAATCCGCTCTTTCATTTTCAACCATATCTATAGTATCATTTACTAAAGCTAAATTATTAACGTAATCAATTCCTGGTGTAGCGAACACATTAATATCTACAGCTTCAGGGTTTTCAAATGTGTGAATTGCTTGTTTGTAAGCGTCGTAATCTGTATTTGATTCAGTTGAGGAAATCTTTTTAAATGAACCTAAACCGGTAGCGTCTGTATATGTTGCGTCCGCACATGCTCCGTATTTATAACCTGTCATACCCAATCTATAACCGTCTGGGTTTGTTCTAGTTTTTCTGTATTCATCCCAACCATCAAAACCACCATAAGGAGCTAAAGTAAATTTTCTAGATTGTATCTTGTAGTATGGGTCTGTTGTTTTTGTTGGTTCCGTTCTAAAGTTTGCTTCACCAACCATAAACATAGATTTACCACTTAACGTTGTAGCTGTTTCTGTTAAATAAGAACCAGAACCCGCTATAACCACTGTCGCTCCAGAATCCATATGGAATCCTTGTGTTAAAATTGGCCAGTCACTACCAGTTGAGTCAGTACAAACTGAAGTTGGTGTTTTAAATCCTTTATATTCAAAGAAGTCGAAGTCAATAGCCGCACCATCACCATTAGAAAACCCTAAGTAATTTTTTCTAAGGTTATCACCAGCTGAAATTGAAGCGTTTGATACACCACCAGCTGAATTATAGTATGGGTCAAACACTACTTCACCCGGTGTAAAGTATTTAGTTTTCCATTTTGGGTAAGGGTTTACTGTACTTGAGCAAGATTTTCTAAATTTATACCCCTCAAATCCTGATGGTATAGCGTCTTTTAAATCTCCCTCAATAACTGGGTCAGTTAATTCTAACATTGTAAATGTTGATTTTAACTCGTACTCACCATCTGAAGTACCAATTTTTCTAGCTATAAAGTTAGGTGCTGTTGGGTCTAACGAACATCTAGTGTATTTTTCGAACACTATAGGGTTAGCGTCTGTGTCGTAAAAATCTCTAATAACCACATCAAATTCTACTCTTTCAAAAGAAATATTAGTTATCGATATTTTATGTTCTCTATTTGCTGCGGTACCGTCTGATATTGATATAAACCTGAATAGTCTAGAAACTTCGTTACCTCGTAATTCCGAAACGACGTAAGGTGTTCTAGGTGTTTGCCATTCATTCATGTACCAACCTAAGGAATTCCTTAATGTGTTGTTAAATCTAGCTGCTGGTCTATAACATAAACAACAGTTAATTCCTCTAATTTTTTGTCTTCTGTATAAATATTTTAATAAATTAGGATATATTTCTTCCACAAAAATAGGAATTTCATTAGCTTCTCTGTCAAATACCTTTCTACCTAAAACTCTAGATAGGTAATTTTTCTTACCACTATCTAAAGATGCTGTAAATTTAGATACTACACCTTCATCCGTTTTTGCCGAAATACCAAAATTAGCGAATGGGTCTCTTAAAACATCGTTATATGTGCCTGTACAATCAAAGTTTACATCACCTTGTTTGTAACCATCTCCCGTACTTGCACTAATTTTATATACTGGTCCACCACTTGTAAGTGTACTTTCACCTCTGGACCTTAGAGTTGCGATTGTCATGTTATGATAATCAGTGTTTGCACTTACACAACTATAATTTGCGTAAGCCCCACTTAATGTTAATCCTAAATAAGTTACAGCTGAACAACTTCCAGTATAGAATGTTGTAAATGCCGAAACAGAGTTACCAGTAAAGAACCAACTATTAGTAGCGTTAGTTGCTCCGGTTAAACCATTTGCTACAACCGAACCTGCTTTAAGTCCTGGAGAATATGTAAGTGAATTAGCAAGACCATTAACACTAGCGTCTCCTAGTAAACCGGTATTGGAGAATCCACTTAAGGTTACTTGTACCGCTGTATAAGCTGGAGAACTACCACCAATGGATGTTCCTGCACAAGTTTGTAATTGATAGTCTGATACAGCTCCTGAATACTGTGCTGCTGTAAATGTTGTTACCGCTGCAGATAGTGTACTACCTGTACCATTTGTACCTACGAAAGGATAAACTGTTGGTTGATACGCTGATAAAGCTAATGACCCTCCGTTAGCAGCACCTTCTGCGTTACCCCAAGATTCTGTTCCTGATGAATATGAGAAGTAATTACCTGAAGAAATTTGTCCAGGTACATTATTACCACCGTTTGTAGCTGCACCATAGAATGACCATTCAGTCCACGATGATGCTGAAGTTGATGCTGTATAACCATTTAAGTTAACTACGTGAGTTGAACTTCCTGGTTTAATTAAGTCAGGTAGTATAGCGTATACATTTGTACTAGCTTTATCGTCTGATGAACCTGATACTCCAGTACTAACAGCCCCCTCAACATAAGTTGTAGCTGTAGAAGCTGAACTAGCAAACATTGTAAATGCACCTCCTGAGTAACAACTATTTGTACAAGAATCTACGTCATATTTGTAATCAAATAATGAGTTATACCAACCATCGTTAGTATCAGCTGAGAAATCAGCACTTTGAATAGATTCTGGTGCTGAAGCTCCAACACCTGTTGGTCCAGCTGTTAAATTTGTAGATATACCTAATCTATTATATGAGTCAACAGGTAAACCAGTCGCTCCTGTAATCTGAGCGTATTGTTGACTTGTTGTTGAAGAAGCTATAAATCCATATTGGTAAAATTCTGTAGCTCCAGTTATATTAAATGAATTTTGGTCATTATCTAATGTAGCGTTAACAAAGTGGGATATTTCATCAACTAGAGTACCAACAGCGTCACCATCACCATCATACCAAGTTTCACCCGTTATTTGCTCTGCTGTTCTAAATGGTCCATTAGCACCACCAATAGGTGAAGTTGTTAAACCACTTAATGCGTCTGCAAAAGCAGTACCATTTGAGAAAGTTGTGTATATGTTGGATGAATTTAGTGTTCCACCTGTAAGTGGTACGTATATTCTATCTGCCCAAGCGGATACGGTTTGTCCTGTAGAACCACTTGCTACATATAACTCATCTAATTCACCTATTGTTAATAATTGCCATGATGGTCCTGCATCATAACCAGATAAACCCAACACTCTTGTTACGAATAATTGGTTTGATTGTGATAGGTAAGACCTAGCGATAAACGATGTTTCAAATTTAGGAATCTGTGATTCTGTGTACTTTTCTGGGTCGGTGTCACCAAACCTATTTCTAAATTTATCAAAAGAATCTATGAATATAGGTTCAAATGCAGGTCCCTTTTTTGTTTCACCAGCAACCCCTAAGGTTGTTACCCCAACACTTTGTGCTACAAACGTTAAATCCTTTTCTGCGGTATATACACCTGGAGATACGAATACTTTTTGATTTTCTGCCATTTTTTAAACGATTTTATTTATTTTATATTTTATTAGATAAATATTGATTTCAATTCCAAAAGTTTACTTATTAAACAATATAATTATATATAGTAGGAATATTTTCTCCCTTTTTTCTACCTTTAACTAATATGGAAATAAAAAACCTTAAAATAAGAAAAGAGTTTCACAAACTTTTAAAAGACTATTGTAAAAATAATGGGCTGGTAATGTCTAGATTTTTAGAAAAACTTATAAAAGAAAAATGTGGTAAAAAGAAAGACATATATGGTGAGTTATGAATATATAAATTCTTCTAATGTTACACTAGCAGTACCAGAACCACTTTTAACTATGGTAACAACTAAAACATCACCTATTTCTACTTGTACCTTACCTTCGGTAGGTGTACCATTTATTTTATAATTTATACTAGAAACATTATCAGACCTAACTAAATTAACGTTAGCGTTATAAGCGTATGTAATCGTACTAGTTGTATCGTCGGTCCCGAAATCTAATTTTCTTCTAAATTTATTTTTATTATAAATATTTATCTGTGATTGGTCAACTATTGAGGGACTACCATTCCCTGTTTTTTTATGAGATGTGTTTGTGTCAAAAAATAATAAAGACCTATTAATTGCTGGTTTAACTTCAAATTCATCTTCATCAATTAGGAACCCTTGTAGTTGGAACGAGTAGTTTTGTTGGTAGTATCTTCTATCTTCAGTATCTATCACACTTTCATCACTTATGCTTTCTGAAACTATTGGTATGTAGTGTCCCTTAACAAATGTATAAGCTTGTTTAGAACTAAATTTTTGCATAACAATTTTATTAAATTGGTTTAGTTCTCTCATTCTATTACAAATTATTTTAACATCGTAAGTTATGTCCACAGGAATTGGTTGTGGTATACTATAAATGTCCACCCCTTTTCTATTTCCGTCCCAGGTAGGTACTTTTGCAAAATGAAATTGTTTCCTATCAGGAATTGTATACTGTAAGGATGGGTTGGTACCATAAACCACTTGGGGTTGCCTTACCACAACAATAAACGGAAGTGAGACATTTTTATCCTCAGTACTAAAACTCCAGGATTGGGAAAACTCTCCCCACCTTTGTAATGTTAATATCCTATCTATTACTGGTATTTTTTTACCAGAAGTACTAGTGTCTAATTTTTCTTTAACAAAATCTAACATACCCCTATCCATATCAGCGTGTAATATTGATTTTGGTAAATAAGTCCCATCTTCGGTTATAAGTTCACTTAATTCCCTTCTTCTATTAGGTGTTGTTAAACCATTATAACCAGAGTCGTACTGTGGTTGTGGTGGCCTAGGACTAATATTAATATTTGTTTTAAGTTTTTTTGGTAACGCCATTATATTCCTTTAAATTCATCTGGACTCACATATGAGCAAGTTATTGTTCTATAGAAAGGTTTATACCCACCTATTGTATGTGCTAAATCAGACGTAACCCTACCGTCGTTAGTTACCACATAATATCTCATCCTATCTTCTGTTTCTGCATAACCAATATAATCACCGTAAGAGACATCAATATTTAACTCTTTTAAATGTTTCATATAAACACTTACTGTCATATTGCCTGGTTCCATTTGGTTAACTAGTCCAGAACCGTATGATGAGTTTTTTGGTTCCGCAATACTTACGTACGCGTTAAATTCAACCGGTGCTTTATATCTAATTTCTTCAGGTCCAGCCTCACCGTAAACATCATCTACATCTGATTTTTCCCTATCAACACTAAATAAAACTAAAGTAAAGTTCATGTCACCATGTAACCACTCCATACCCATTTCTTGTTCTAGACTAAAATCTTCAGACGCAAAAAATCTGGATATCCTTGTAATTGGTATTTTTTTCTGTTCTGCCATATAATAATAAATAGTTTGTTGTCTATGTTATGCTTTTATATTATATTTGTAATAATATATGGAACTAAATTTACCGGAAATAGAAGCAAAAAAACTACTTTCAGAATATTCTGGAGCTAATAACTATATACTTCAACTAAAATCTTCATACGAAATATACAAATCTAAGACACTTACTAGGTCACAGGCTGATTATATTATTAACAATTATGATAAAACCCCTAAAGTTGCTAGAAAATGGGTCGAAATAGATGATTATTTCGCAGAGGGTTTAATGAGTGATAATTTTTTAAGTGAAAAACCTAAATCTATATGGGTAGAAAAAATATTATCAGAAAAACCAAAAGCTTTCCATATATGGGGTAAAATATTAGAAACACAAAAACTTTATAGTTTTTGGGTACCTAGAAATCAAATAATACCAGATACCGAAAGAAAAGTAGTTGTAGACTTTTCACCCTATTCACATAGAATGCCTTATGACCACCAAAAAACTGCTGTAGAAAAATTATTAGGAAATGATAAATACATTCTTGCTGATGATATGGGTGTTGGTAAAACTACAAGTGCTACCATCGCCGCTATTGAAAGTAAGGCTAAAAAAGTTTTAATTATGTGCCCGGCTACACTTAAATTAAATTGGAAGCGGGAAATAGAAAATTACTCTAATGATAAAATTTCTATAGTTCAAAGTAAGAATTGGGATGGTGGTAAGTTTGTTATTATTAATTATGACATTCTTAAAAATTTTCACAGTTTAGATAAAAAAAATGAGATTACAACAATTTTAGACGAGGGTTTTGACTTAGTGATTATAGACGAAGCTCACTACATTTCTAATACAAAAGCACAAAGAACCAAATTGGCTAACGATATAGTTAAAAAAGTAGGGAAGGTTTGGTTGTTGACTGGTACCCCAATGACATCAAGACCTATGAATTATTATAACCTTTTAAAGTTGGTTGAATCTAGGGTGGCTAAAAACTGGGTTAGTTACGTTAAAAGATATTGTGAGGGTTACCAAATAAATAAAGGTGGTAGAAAAATTTGGTTAACTAATGGAGCTTCCAATCTTGATGAACTTAGAGATAGAACTAAACAAAAAGTGTTAAGGCGGTTAAAAGAAGAAATCTTAGATTTACCTGACAAAATTATAACCCCAATATTTTTAGAACTAAATTCAAAAGAATATAAAAAAGAAGTGGGTGAGTATTTGGATTGGGCAAATGAAAATAAGAATGAAAGTCTTACAATACAACTAAATAAACTAATGAAAGTTAGACAAATTATAGCCAAAGAAAAATTGACTAACACTTTTGAGTTAATCGACCAGTGTTTAGAACAAGATAAGAAAGTAATTGTTTTTACAAATTTTACAGAGCCTTTGATGGAGATTTGGTCAAAGTATAAAAAAATAGCTGTACCTTTATACGGTAGGATGAATCAGGAGCAAAGGCAAGATAGTGTAGACTCTTTCCAAAATGACCCAAAGACAAAAATATTTGTTTCAAATATAAAAGCTGGTGGTGTGGGTATTACCTTAACCGCTGGTGAAGTTGTGATTTTTAATGACTTATCTTTTGTACCTTCAGATATGGCACAAGCAGAAGATAGGGCATTTAGGATTGGTCAAAAGAAGAATGTATCTTGTTTATACCCAATATTTGACAACACTCTAGAAAGAATAATATACAATATAGTACAGAAGAAAAAACGTGTTATAGATACTGTTATGGGTGACCATATGGAGGATGATGATTTGATGTTAAGTATTTTAGAAGAAATGCAATTACTATAGGTATTTATTTAAAAACCATACCTTAATGAGTCTTATCCGAGAAGAAATAAATAGAGTTAGAGAAATAATGGGTTTACCTGTAATTAAAGAACAGGTAGAAATACCAGCTGACACTCTCCACAAGATGAAAAATAATGTCTATAAAGATTTCGGGGATAAATACGATACTATGACTTATTGTAATTTTTTAGAGTATTGGAAAAATAAGTACAATGAAGATTATAGTGAAAACAATGGTGGTGGTTATGAACAACCTGTTAAAGACGCTTTTGAAAAACATAAAACTTCAAAATTACCAATGAGACTCCTTAATACTTTTGCTTGGATAGAAAATAGTGGTCGTGAAAAAGGTGATAACGGACAGGGTTGTTGGGGGTTATTTCAATATTGTAGACCTTATTGGTCAGATTATGGCATAACTAGTCAAGAGGATGCTGAAAATGCAGATATCGCTACAAGACAATTTGTAAAATACGCTACAAGTTTAGGTAATAGTTTTTCTAGTAGTATTGGGGTGGATGTTTTTTCTCCAGAAAATCAGTGGTTATTATATCTTATATGGCAGCAAGGTTCTGGTGGTATTAGAAGAATTTATAATAATTGTGAAGATACAGAAACATTTAAAGGTGATAAAATATTTGTAAAATCAGAACTAAAAACCAAAGGACCTACCTCGATAGGGGATATTGAAATGGGTAAAGATACATTACAAAGAGGTGATAGTGGTGATTTAGTTAAGTATGTACAACTTATGTTAGTTAACGACTATAGTATCGATTTAAGTAACAGTGGTCCTATGAATGATGGTATAGATGGTAAGTTTTTAGACATTATGGAAGACGGTATAAAAGAATTCCAAGAAAGATTTAATTTAGTGGTAGATGGTGTTGTTGGTAAGTGTACATTAGAAACTATAGCTAAGGGTAGAACCCCTAGATGTTGTAGAAAAAATGCTTGTAAAAAAGACAACTGTAAAGATTCCGTTTGGTGTAGTAAAATTAAAAAGGATAAAGAGAAAATAACTACAAATAAGAAGAAGGACGACAAAGATGTGGATATAAATAATATAACACCTGGTAATAAACTACCTGGTAACTTTGCTGAAATACCTGGTGGGCAAGGAAACTTTAGATGTGAACAACCTACACTTAAAGAGTTGGCCAAAGTATTTGAGGATTATCCGGATATAGAAAGGGTAGTTAGGATGAACAATTTAGAAGGGACCGGTGTTGAAAAACATGATGAAAAAGCATATGTAGAATCTACAGGTAGAGAATATATATGGTTTAATGCTCATGACCCTTATCGTGGTGGTAGAAACTATGAAACTGGTTACACTGGAGCTGTAGATAAGGGATTAAAAGAACTTAATGAAGGTAACACTTTAATTCATTGTACTCATGGAGCTGACAGAACTGGTTTTGTTGTAGCTGCCTACATTAAAAAAAGATTAGGTTGGTCTAATGAAAAATTATGGGACTACACTATTCAATTTAATGGTTGGGATGGCGGTTATGATGGTTGTTGTAGTAACGCAAAATATAGGAGTAAATTAATTTGTAACGCTACTAATTTTGTTTACTACCTAGCTTCCTTTTACCCTATAGAGGAGTGGTGTAAAGCTAAAGAATCTAGAATGAGTTGTAAAGTTTGTAAAAAATATAAATAATAGATGAATTTGAATGAGAGTGATTTTGAAAGACTTATAAACGATTTGGACCCTACTCAAGGTGGTCCTCTATTGACATTGAATAGTCCCGAGAGACACAATGTTGCACGTTTTATAGAACAACTTAGGTTGTGGGGTAAATATAATATGGTAACAACAGATTTAAGTCCTTTTTTAACTGACTCTAAGACAGTTATAGAGGGGGAGTTATCTAGTGAGATATTACAATACGCTAAAGAGACTGGAGAATTTCCAGTTAACATGTCAGAGTTTATGGAAAACCAACCAGAACCACTACGATACATCTGGGAAAATTCTCAAAAAATGAGGGATTTAATGACTCGAGCTACTTTAAGATTTTTAGAATCTCAAAACTTACCAATGGACGATAAAACTATTAACGATGCTTTTGTAGTATTACCTAAACAAATTTATAAAAATATTTTAACAGGCCCTTATCTACCTAGAGTACAATCAAAAAGATAAGGTTGGGAATGTATTTCTAGCTATTTCTGGAAAATTATTAACGACGTTAGTTTTTAACCACGGGCCCCAATTATTATATATGTTTTCACTCCAGTTCCAAAAATTCTTATAACTAATAGGCCCACTAATAGGTTTTGCTTGTTCTTGTTTAAAAGGTATATTACTTTCCATAGATTTATATAAACTATTACTAGAACTATAAAGTAACATCATTAATGGTAGGTTTAACCCATCCATTTCCATTTTACTCATCAATGTACCAGTTTCTAATGAAAGTGGTACTAAATAAGACATGGTTTTAGGTTTTATCCTAAATTGATTTAATTTTTGTTTTATATTTTGTGGTTGTAATTCTAATTGTTTTACTAATTTATCTTCTATAATTTTTATAAGTTTTTTAGACTGTATTTTTTTTATATCCCCTATTTTTTCATCACTGTCAAATTTAGTTTTCATATTAATTTTTGGTACCGAATCCTCTTCGGTACTTTGTGTGGTTTCTGGTTGTGTGGTTTGCCTAGGTTCTGGTGTGGTGTCTATAGGTCTTACTGTGGTTACTGTAGGTCTTACTGTGGTTACTGTAGGTCTCGTTACTGGAGCTCTTCTAACTTGTTCACCAGTACACGGTGAAGTTGATATGCACTCCCTTTGTGTGTTATAGTATGGAAATCCAAAACTTAAGGCCCTTCTAACACCACCTTCATCTCTAATTTGTTGACATCTTGGGAAATTTACTGGGTCTTTACATATCCATTTACCAATTAATTCTCTATTTTCCCTTTCTCTTTCCCTATTTTCTAAATCTTCTCTTTCCCTATCTTGTCTTTCTCTATCATCTATTCGCTCATCTTCCCTTTCTCTATCTTCTCGTTCACCATCTTCCCTTTCACGTTCTCTATCCTCAGGTTCTCTATCGGGTGTTTCTATGTCTACTTCAACGTCAGGTTTACGGTCTCTATCCTCAACTTTTTCCCCATCCCTAGCCTGCTCTAAAACAACTTTATGTATAATATTTAGTAATTTCATATAATATAAATACCTGTTTTATTTGCATAAAAAAACCCCGACCGTCGTCAGGGTTTTTTGCAACTCATAAGTAATTTAAAATCCGTAATTAGTTTCTATCTTTTGGTTGCGGGAAAAAACTTTCACTAATTGCAACCGTTTTAAACTACTTATCCTGTTTTTTTTAGAATTTATATGATAAACCTAGATTGAAAGTTCCCTCTCTTTCTCCGTTTTCATCTTCTTTTAATCCCATACTATAGTTTGGTTCAACATTAAGACCTTTCCACACATTAAAAGAATAACCAAGTCCAACAGTTAAGTTGTCCATCATTTCTTCTTGGGGTGCTTGTAAAGAAACATACATATCATTTTTTAAATTGTATCTTCCCCACATGTCATAAATAGTTTCACCGTCTACATCTTCACCGTTTTGAATCAAACCTACAGTCCATGTATTGTTGATAGCGTAACCAAAACCTAAGTTTTGTGTCAACATATCCATAGTTTCTTCTTGGTCACCATCATAAGTAGTTACGACCATAAAGTTCTGAGCTGAAGCAAATAACGTTGAGAATGCTATAGCGGATGTTAAAATTAATTTTTTCATAATTATTATTTAAACTTTTTTATACTCACATTTTTTTCGATGGATGTGAATAGTCATCGCTTTTTTACTCTACTTCTTAACGAAGAATGATGTTAATAACACTAACACAATCAAACCTACGAAACCACCTTCACCAAGTGAAGTGATAAGAGCAGAAAGATTTGTTACAACATCCATTCCAAATACTGTACCACCTGTTAAGACAGTCCATAAGATTGTTACCGGTAATACTGCCATCAATACTGATGATAGACCACCAAAAAATCCTGTTACGTATTTGATTACATTTTCCATATTTTTTGTTTTTTAAAGTTTATGATTACACCAAATTACTGTGTATTCGTTATGATAAATACCACTAAAACCACATAAACTAACTAAAATTTATAATTATCTTTGTAGTTAAAACCCTTAAAAATGAAAAAACCACCTATAATAAACCAACTGTACAGTAAAAATTTCGCAGCTATTTTTTTAAAAAAAACCTTAAAGTTTTATAAATTTTATTAAGAATTAAGTATTTTTGAGTTAGGGATATTAGTAAGTTCGTGTATATTTATAATAAAAAGTATAACTTATGAATACAATAAAAGATATTAGATTACTTGAAAATAGAATTCGTAGAATGGTTTCTGAAACTAAAGCGGGTGATATTAAACAAGAAATTCAAGCAGCCTATGATGCTGTAAAAGAGGTAAAGAAAAAACTTAAAGAATTAGGTAAATCAAATAAAGAAACCAAAGTTCTAAAAGCTGCAGCTAGAAAGATGGTTGATGAACTGGAGGATTTAGAGGATATGGATATGGATGAGGAGATGACTGAGACTGAACACGAAACTATTAGTAGAAATGAACAATCTGAAGGTTATGGTACTTTTAAAGGTTTAGGTATGAGTGAAAATAAGGTTATAGAGTTATCTGAAAACGATTTAAACACTCTTTTAAGGAATGTTGTATCTAAAAAAAAAGATAAATTAAAGGAAAACTTATTAAGAGACGTTAAAAAAACGTACAACTTAATAAGGAGTAGAGTTATTGTAGAAGGAATAAACAACCTAAGAATCCCCAATTACACCCAATTAATTAACGAACAGTCGGAGTGGAGTGGTGGTCGTAATCCTGGTTCTTCTGCGGCTGACGGTATAGAAAATATATTAGATAACCTAAATAAAGCGTGGAATATGATTAAAGATTCTACTACTAAAAAACAAATATCTAATACTTTAACTAAATTAAATAACTTTGCTACGTATACGGCTGAATTAATTGGTTCAGGAGCTCCTGGTGGGTCATCACCTAGAAGTTACGAACAATTATCTGAACCATTACCTTACCCTGAACTAGACGAACCTGAAGATTTAGAGGATATTGACGATGAAATATCTATGTAGAACGTAAAAAGAGTCCGATTGGGCTCTTTTTTATTTAATTAACTTACCTCCGTTACCTAAAATTAATAGTACGATAAGTGGACATAATAATGGGGATTTTAAAAAATGTGTAAAAATATAGAAATTATACCACCCATTAGACGGGTTTCCATTACGTTTTTTTTCAAAATTTAAATAATTTTCCTGAAGTTGTTTTTTATTAAGTTCAACAAAAGGTACCATCACTATTAATGAAAAAAGAATATATCCTAGTATGTATGTCATATTATTATTATTTTAAGGTTTCTACTATACTAATATACGAAAAAAAACATAATTAGTTACAAGATATTAAACAAAAAAAAAAGAGCCGTAAAGCTCTTTTTTTAATAGTATTTTTTAATTATTTATCTTCTTGAGTTTCTAAGTCTTCTATTTTCTAATTTAAGTCTTCTGTTTTCACCCATCATACCCTTCATCATCATTTCTTTACCTCTTCCACCACCTGTCGACATACCACCAGACATTGGGTTGTATTTTGTTTTACCACCATCGTCCACCATATCTGGACCACCACAACCATCATCACCAAACCACCACAACATGTACAATCAGCTGCAGAACCATCGTAGTTTCCGTAACACATACAATCACCACCACACTCACACTCTATTTCAATAAGGTTTTCATTTAATAATTGTGATTCTTTAATTACTCTATTTACAATTTGTTGTAAATTTCTTTCAGTTAATTTAATTTTTCTTGCCATTTTATAATATTTTTGTATTTTTTATCTTCTAGACTTTTTAAGTCTTCTATAAGTTTCTCTCATTATGTCGGTAGCCATATCTAAATCCATATCACTATTACCAGGTGTAAATCTTACACTATTGTCTTTATGTGTATCATTTAATTCTTTACAACATTTACAATTCATAGATGAACCACCACCGTAAGAACCATAACAACCTTCATTGTTACCACACTCACACCAAACCTCTATTTTGTTCTCTTTTAATCTGATTTTGGTATTTTTCATTTTTTTTGATTCGTTAACAACTTTACCTATTAAATTTTGTAAATTTCTTTCAGTTAATCTAATTTTTTTCATAGTTAATATATTTTACTAATAAATATGTTGTAATTTATAAAAAACTAAGATAACATCTATATTAAAAATTTAATATAAAATTATATTAGGTTAGATGATATTTATATATAAAAAGGTATTATTATGGCACAAGCATTAATTTCAGCATCAAAAAGAGAAAAATTATTTAGACAATGTAAACACATGTTAGGGGCACCTATACGTGGTGTAGAATTATTGGATGAAATGATGGACACCGCTTTAGAAATAGCTATTTTAGACTACGGAATGTATGTTCAGGATTGGTTGATTGAGAATCAATGGCAAAACTTAGCAAATCAAAATTTAGATAATATATCTTTGACAAACGCTTTTATGACTAAAGGTTTTGATTTAGAAACCCAATACACTTACGCTTATTCTAAAATAGTAGGTTTACAAGCTGGTGGTCCATGGGAATTAAAAAAAGATTTTATAGACTTAGTATCTGGTCAACAAATTTATGAAATTCCAGCTTATAGAGAAATAAATGAACTTATGTGGTATAGTAGAGCTGAATTAAACGAATCTTTCATTGACCCTTTTTTAGGTGGTTTTGGTGGGGGAGGGTTTGGAGGTGGTGGTGTTGGTGGTATGGCTCAAATGGGAATGCAAGGTTCCTACTTTATGATGCCAGCATTTGACATCCTTTTAAGAATGCAGGATAGGAATTTAAAAAATAGACTTATTGGTGGTGATTTAACTTATAGGATAACCGCTGGACCAGGTGGGACAGGTGGTGACCCCCATGGAGCAAAAAGAAATGTACACTTAATGAATGTACCTGGTGGTAAGTTTGACTTTGGTAATATTAATAGAGAACGTGTTTGGTACTGGTATTATGACACGTCCACTAGTGGTTCGACAGGAAGTAGAGAAGAATGTTTAATAAAAAATAGAGACATAGCTTTATTACCTAGTGATATTAGGTTAGATGAAATACCTTTTGAAGAATTAAATTCACCGGC